TACTCCTGAACAGATTGTAGCTAATGCCTTAATTGTAGCTCAAAATATTATTAATAATCAGAATAGGCAGATTGAAGAGATGTTAGTTAAGATGTCTGAACTTGAAAAGAAGTCTGATTATCTTGATTTGATTCTTGAAAGCAAGGAGACTGTTACCGTAACCCAAATTGCCCAAGATTATGGAATGAGCGCAAAGGCATTTAACAAAATACTGATGAAATTAGGTATTCAACATAAAGTGAACGGACAATGGATTCTTTATGCCAAGTATCTAGGTGAAGGATATGTACACAGTAAAACTGTATCTATTACCCGAAGTAATGGTATGAAAGATACCGTTATGAATACTGAATGGAAACAGAAAGGACGTATTTTCTTATATAATCTTTTAAAGGATAATGGTTATATTCCATTGATAGAACAATGATAGATTTAAAGCAATTTAAAAATAATGCAATCGCAAAAGGTTTGTGTGACAATTACACAAATCTATGGGATGATAATAAAAGCAAAAAGCAATTATTTGAGCTTGCTTGCGATGTAAACTCTATAAAGTACATGGCTAAGTCTCTTTCCGAAGGATGGGGGCTTAGTCCTGTTTTTATTAGTGACAAATTCAAAGCTTACATAAATGGTAAATATATATGTGAGTATGAGAATAAAAAAAGAGGTTGCTATACAAGTACAATGCTTTGTAATTATGACAAAGATGAGTTTTATGTAGACACAACATTGCTTTGTATCTTAGAATCTAAAACAACCTTAGATATTAAACCTAATCATATATGCGAGATATACGTTGCTGGAAATACCTATTTAGACATTAAAGTAGGCGAAAACAGCAAGGTCTATCTTTTTGTTTATGGGGGAGAACCATTCATAACAGGTGATATAGATAAATACAAAGTGATAATTAAAAGATATATAGACGAAAAGGAGGTAACCAATGTCTGATTATAAATGCTATATGCGTAGAGTCGATATTCTTGGTGAGCCGGAAAAAGATTTGGAAGTAGATTTCCCCGGTTTGATTTACAAAGAATTTTCTGGTCTTGATTCTTATGGAAAAATAAAATCTGTATATACCGAAGAATTTGCAGAGACAGATGAACTTCAAGTATATCAGAACTCTACTCCTATTAGAGAAAATACTGATTTGACTTTTACATGCATATTTATAGGAAACGATAGAAGAAAGACATATCACTCATTCGTTGATTTTCTAAGCAAAGGGAAAATACAATATTGGGACAACATTAGAAAACGTAAAGTTACATTTATTTTAATTGAAGCTATTGAACCGTCAGATGACAAATTGTATGGTGGAACTCCATACATTATGGCTTCTTTCAAATTGAAAAATATCAAAGGTCAAACAGATGCATTAGAAATTTAAAAAAATAATTATGAGAACATTAGAAGAAGTAAAAAAACATGTTTATGAAATCGGCTACACAAATGTAGCTCAATTAAGAATTGCTGGATTTCTTATAGGTGTCGGTGTTAAAGGGGAATATGAAATTATAAGATTTAAAAATGGAGTAAATGAGTTTTCAACTTTCCTACATTGGTTCAATGATTCGCCTAGTGATTATTTTCGAAGGAAAGACGTTTTTGAAGATGAGTTTAAAAATGAAAAGCCCAAATTAAAAGCCAAAGCTTATCAAAATGGAGAATGGGAAGAAGTCAATTTTGATGAAATTATAAAGAGTTTAAAGGATTTCAAGCCTGTAATTTGCGAAAAAGTTCTTTCAGATAGTATGCTTGAAAAAATAATGAAGGAATTAGGCATTGGAGATAATGATAACTCGAAAAAATCTAATAAATATAAAGAAAGAGAATTGTCTATTTTGGACTCTATGGGATTAGATAAAATAAATCCTTTGGCTTTATCAACCGAAGCATTGAAGGCTGTAAACAAGCTTTTACAGAGAAGGAATGATTTAGCACGAGAAATTGATGAAGCAGTGGATTAAAACATATAGTCCATATATTATAATCGGTATCTGTTTTGTATGGATTGTTACCTCTTTTTTAGCTAACAGGAAACCTCATATTGAAACAGTTCATACAACAGATACCTTTTATATTACTAAATGGGACACATTGACAATAGAGAAACCGATATATAAATATAAAAAAGTAATAGATACTTTGATTGTTTATGTCAATGACTCAACCAATGTGAATCTTCCTATTGAGGAGAAATATTATTCCGAGACAGGAAAATATGAAGCTTGGGTATCAGGCGTTAATCCTAGTCTTGATAAGATAAACGTTTTTAATAAAACAGAATATCAAACGGTTACTAACACCATAACAAATACGATATATAAAGATGCTTGGAAAGGATATGTCGGTGGTGATATTATGATTTTTGATGGGAAAATAATACCAAGCATAAATCTACTGTTTGTTACTCCAAAAAAAATAGCCTTTGGCGGTGGAGTGGGTATTTACAACAACAGTGCCGTTTACAAATTTAATTTAAATTATTCAATATTCAAAAAGTAATGAGAACAAAAAGCAGAACAGAAGAATCATTGTTGGAGATGCTAATGTATAGTGGCGTTTCATCTCTTCCTGAACCCAACGATAAAGAACAGGTATGGGCTAGGGCGATTGTTAAGATTTTAAGAAAAAATGGACACATGGACTATGCTCTTGCATATCATGATTTTTTCGCATGGAATGAGGTAAATGTAACAAAAACATTGCCGGGATTAGGTATAGCACATGAACTTGTGGAGATATATCCCTATGAATATTTGAAAGATGAATTTATCCCTGCCGTGGAAAATAAAAAGGATATTATAGATTTCATCTCTTCCAGAACATCTGATGATGAAGAATACCTTAATGGCATGACGAATGATGATCTTAAAAAATATTTCTTCAATGTTTGCATTAAGGAACAAATTAGCAGAAATGAATTTAAGAACAACATGAAAAATTATAAGCGTCAGCCTATAACCTTTGAAGAAGATTTAAAAGAAGAAACAAATAAAGAGGAGGAAAATGGACATGAAGAAATTGGAAATGATGGAGAATCAGAAAGAAGAAGTAGTCAAGAAAACAGACAAACAAATAATAGAGGAAGAAAAAGCAAAACTGAAAAGTAAGCTTGACGAAAAGATAGCATTACTTAAATCCCAATGCAAGGATGCGCATTTCTTCGACTCTATAATGGACGAAATCATATCTTTAAAAGGACAATATGATGTAGTTCCAACTAGAATATTTGTACGTGAGGAGGATTTACTCGAAGAGTATGATTATGGGGCATTTAAACTTTCTAGGTTTACAACAGGTATTGCATTTCACATGATTGGATATGATTTCTTCGTTAAACCGTCCTGTCAAACACTTTACAAACAATTAGATTCTCTTTTTGAAAGTAAGGGGGAATATAATGCATTGACACAAGAACAGAAGGATTTTTACGATGTGTTATTTAACGCAACAATGGATATTATTATGACTCCACCTATGTGTTTCTGTAACGAAACATATTATCTTGATATTGCTACATTTATTTGTAAAAGAAGAAACCAATTATTTGAGGAATTAGGAGATACAAAATTACTTCCTGAAACCGAAGAAGATGATAAATTTATGGAAGAGGTTCAAAGAGTGGAAAAACTTAAAGATTCAGTAGATAAATATGTCGAAGAACATGAAGATGGAAGATGATGCAAGACCACATGGACAAGAAGAAATATTGATAGAACCACAACGTATTCCAGATAAAATTAATTATTCTATTTTATCAGGGGAAACATGTTTTTCAAATATTCAGGTTGGCGGAAATCATTACAAAAAATTGGTTATTCAACCTACCGAATATGCATATAAAAATAATTTGGATTTCTTTCAAGGAAATGTAGTCAAATATATTACTCGCTTTAGAGATAAAAATGGTCTTGAAGATTTGAAGAAAGCTAAACATTTTATTGATTTATTAATTCAATTTGAATATGGCGAAGAAAGAGATTCGTATCAAAACAAGCTCGAAGGTTGTACGTGCGCAAAAGGGCAATGCACCTGTAAAGATAAAGAGTAGTTCCGGGAAAGGTGGATTTCTAACAGAAAGAATAGCATTAACTGTACAATCTAAGAAGAAATGAACAAATTTATAGTTAGGTTTACTATATTATTCTGTGCAGCATATTTCTTGTATGTTATGTATTATGCATGGAACGGAATTTCAGTATTCAATGATTCATATAAAGTGCTTCTTGAATATTGTTTGTATGTCCAAGCTAATTCTGATAAGAAATATAATTGTAGATATATGCGTTTCCTTGCTTTATCTCTTTTTATTTCTGAACTTATTAGTGTTCTTGATATGCAGTATGATTTCATGCCACAAGGATATTTCTCTTTGGTTGTATTGGCAGCGATATGGACAATCGGAATTATTACAACTATTGTATTGGGTATTCGCCATTTTAGAAAAGTACGTAGAATTAAAAAACAAAAGGGTAAAATGTAGAATTATTAAATTTATCACATTATATTTTTATTATATGAAAATAAATATTATATTTGCGTATAATTTAAATAATAAGAGTATGAAAACAAATGTGACAATGGAGTCTAAAGATCGAGAGTTATTTGGAGTTACGATTAGGCAAGATACAAAAAATCAGTTCTTGTCTGTAACTGATTTACAAGAAGCTTATACTCGTGCTAGGATTCAAAAAGGATGGAATGAAAAAAGAATAGAAAATATTCTATCCAATATGGAATCGTCAGAGCGAATATATTATATTCTTGAAAAACAGGGCATTATAAAAACAGGATTTCCTGCTTTTATGAAAGAGGTAAAAAACACGTCTCTTGTCAAAGTAATGAAGAAGTACGGTGTATATAAGAATGTTGGTGCAAGAAGTAATAGACATGTTTCATGTAATCCTTATATATGGGTGCTTTTGGCTTTGGAATTGAATCCTGAAATTTATGCTACTGTCGTAATGTGGTTAACGGATAATCTTATTATTAATCGCATTGAAGCTGGTGACAAATATAATGATTTATGTCGGTCAGCGTCTAAATTTAATGATGTTGATTATAGAACTATTGCAAAAGGTTTAAACTATATAGTGTTTAATATCCATGAAACAATGATTAGAAACAAAGCTAACCAAGAGCAATTGAAAGAACTAGACGATTTACAGAAATCTTTAGCTTTTGCGATAGATATGGGTTATATAGCCTCATTCCCTTCTTTAGTTTCTGAAATGAGAAAATTATATTGTAAAAAATGGGGAAAGTAATATATTTCTTTTTCTATAAAAACAATTATATTTGATGAAATATGTTATATTTTTCAAAAAAAATAATATAAAACTATGGTAACGAAGAATAACAATAAGATTAGTAAAATAAAAGCAGACGCATACGATCTTTTAAAAGAAGAGGTAAGTAAACTTAGTGGATTGAAGAAGATATTGTTTGATACAGTATTTTCACGTCTGTTAGATAGACTTTCAGAGGATTGCAGCGAGAATGATGTGGCGCAAGCAATTAATAGTATTGAAAAAGTAAATAGTGAATATGTTCGAGAAGATGATTTCCTTAATTACGATGGCGCAATGCGACTATTGGGTTATTCTTCTAATAGAGTTGGTTTCTCTAATTTAATGAAGAAGCATGGAATTAAGCAGCAAGTTTTTAGGAATCAAAAAGTAGGATTTAAAAAGTCCGAAATCCTAGCCTTAAAATCAGAGCTAGAAGCGGAACAAAAAGCTAAGAAAGTAAAGGAGAAACCTTATAAGCAAAATAAGGCAGTGAATAAGAAACCAAGACTCTCCCAAATGGAGAAGAAGTACTAAATAAAAGGGAGCTATTAAGCTCCCTTTGTTGTCACCCTAACCATTTTACTTCAAAAGCAAAATCACCATCATTAACAGTTGAATCGTCTGATAGCCATACATCAAAGCCGTTAGTTATCCATCCTTTAAAAGTTGCTTTAATTGGCGCATCTGTGGCTCCACTAGCTAAACTAAAACCTATTCCCGTCAACATAACGTATGCATTTGTAGCACTTATATTAAGACTTTTCCATGAAGTAGGAAAGTTAATTCTATAAACACCTTCTCCTATTCGAGTAGCAGCAGGAAAGGTACTTCCATCAAAAGTTTTTATAGCTTTATAAGTAGGGGTATTTCCACCCCACACAACGCCATAGGCAATTAATGAAGGTAAAAGTCCCCAATGACCATTTATTTTAGAGTAAGACCCCGATGTATCTATTTTTAATCCTGAAAAATCATTTATAACTCCAAAAAATAGATTTTTAATATTAAGCGATGGATTTGGTTGTTTATTTATTGCATAAAAAAGATTGTTTGTAGAAGAACCTAATACAATACCATTAGCAAATAAACTAGCTAAATAAGAATCAATAACAAATTCAACATTTAAAGAACTAATTGAAAAACTAGTGACAGATCTATCTTTTAATATAAGGAATCTAAGAGTATGATAACCTTTTTCTATAGTAGTAGTATTTCTTACAACAAAAGTTCCTGTTCCCGTAACATCTACATTAAATGCGGCTACAACGCTACTGTTTACATAATTGCTATAAGAAGAATCTGAAAAATTATCAAGATACAAAGTTCCTGAAATGTTACCCGAAGCTGAACTTTCTGAATATTGTGAATAATTATAATTAAATTCTACGGAAAGATTCATCAATGTATTAGTATAAAATCCTTCTGTAACAGTCATTTCCGCTCTTGTAACTGTTGCTACAATAGAAAATGGGATATTCTTGATAGTTATAGTTGGAGGAGTACCACCAAAAAAATCGCTTATATCATTTCTATTAGAACCTTCGATAGAAAGGACATTATTATTACTATCATCAAAAACTTTAATATCTTGACTAACAGGACTTATTACTATTCTTTTCCCATCTTTGTTCCCAATAATATTTTCGCCAGCTTCGGTAACTTCCCAAACATTATTTTCATCTATCTGCAACAAAATAGTCCCTGAAAATTTAGGAGAACCATCTTTAGTCCATGAGAATTTTCCTCTAGCGAAATATCCTGAACCATCAGGATTAATCTCATATACTATATCATTGTTTTCATCAACAGATATTATTTTCCCATTTACGCTGTAAAATCCTCTATCACCGTCAGTACCGGGCAAATTTCCTCCTATACGAACCTTTATAGCATTAGACCAATCTTTGGAATATATATCCGTCATAAGATCTATAGCAGGTTCATCCTCATCCACATGGAGATAAAGGGCAGAATGTCTGTTTTTATATTTATCTTGGTGTGATGCATTCCCAAATTGAACTATCTCATCCCCTGCTTGTGGAGCATTTAATACCTCACCTGTTTCTGCGTCTGAATCAAACTCGGTTATAGGAATATTAATATAGTATTGAAAGACACTTCCAACTTGAACCAAGTATTGTCTATTGCCTTTTAAACATTGTACAAAATCATATTCTACAATAGAATTTGATTCATCGTCTATTTCCAAGCGGTAACATTGCTCTTGGGTGATAGTTTCCTCTCCATCAGTCTCCCTATATACGTCTGCTTCAATTATTGTTACAGCCTTTATTTTAGCGTGTCCTTGACTTATTGTTTGTCCTCCCCTAATGGAAGTTATTTGTGATATGATATGTTCAAAGGTCGTGAATGATTTGCGAACAAGAAGCTCGTCGATTTCAAGTCTCCAAAGATTACTTTTCTTCCACAATTTCCATCCATACCCATTGAATCCGGAAAGAAAATCTTCAACCATAACGGCTGCACCGTCTTTTAGTTTTTTACCTGTGTCCCTTATGGAACACAGGAATCCTGAAAATTTACCATTTGATAGAATTGCCATATTATTTTCTAGTTTTGATTATAAACTTCATCCATGCATAATAATGGCTGTTTTCAAGATAATTATTATCTTTTTCAGCCAATCGAGCTTCTTGTTCAAATGACACCTCACGATATGCGGTATGTTGTTTGTTGTCACCCGAAGCAAATAATCCCATAATTCTTCTTATGCAATATTCCAAACCATACCATAAATAGAATACAACCGGAGAAATAGCAAGATACCATGCAGAATAATCAAATATTAGCATTCCAAGCCATATAAATAATCCTCCTGCTACAGTAAGTTCAATCCACTGTCTGGCATGAGTACATTCATGGTTTATAGTCTCTTGCATCAACTTCTTGTATACAGTCAATACCCAAGCAAATATTGTTATTGTTGAATAACCATCAAATAAAATAGCTTTAGCTACCTTTGAATCATAAAATATTTTTTTCATAAAAAAACAGCCCGATGAAACCCCTAAGTCTTTAGCTTCTGGGAGGAATTGAGCCACTATTCCCTCTTTTGTTAAACTTAATAATATTATTTTCTTCAAACATTTGAATAATTTAGTTATTTTCCGTATCTTTGTGGCATGAAATTGATTTTGCAAATAAAACTGATTCCATCGGACGAGCAAGCCATAATGCTGAAAAAGACATTTAGTGTTTTTAATGAGGCTTGCAACACTATCTCGCAGATAGCATGGGAACGTCGTGTGTTCAATCAGTTCAGCCTGCACAAGGAGGTTTACCATCCAATCAAGGGGACATACAGCCTTCCCTCCCAACTTGTTATACGTGCAATCAGCAAGGTTGCCGATGCATACAAACTCGACAGAAAGAAACAGAGACGTTTCCGTGAATTCGGAGCTATCACGTATGACAGTCGTGTACTTTCCTACAATACCCAAAGAGGTATCTGCTCCATTTCGCTTATTGATGGGCGTGAGAAGATGACATATACTTGCTATCGTCCACAGCTCATGAAGTTCGCAAAGGGAGAAGCTGATCTTGTTCTTGTCAAAGGAAAATTCTACCTCTATCAGACGATAGACATTCCAGACGAAGAAGAAGAGACAGCGGAGGATTTTCTTGGAGTGGATATGGGTATAACCGATATTGTCTCCTTGTCTGACGGGACTAATATATCCTCTGATGAAATCAAGAATATACGCAATAGATACAATAAAGTGAGAGCTTCTATCCAGTCCAAAGGCACTCGCAACTGCCATAAGTTGCTGAAACGGTTGAAAGGACGTGAGAGAAGATTTGCCACCATTGTGAACCATCGTATAAGCAAACAACTCGTTGCAAAGGCAAAGGAAGAGCACAAAGGCATTGCCATTGAGGATTTGAAAAATATCCGTTGGGGTATGAACTCCAAGAAACGTAACAAAACGTTCAGAAGGAGAAGCAACTCGTGGAATTTCTATCAGCTCCGATTTTTCCTCGAATATAAATGCAAGTTGGCTGGCGTTCAGATTGTCGCCATCCCTCCTGCATACACCTCGCAGACATGTCACGAGTGCGGTCACATCGGTATCCGCAATGGCAAGCACTTTCATTGTGCACACTGTGGTAATGTAGCAGACGCAGATATTAATGCTGCTCTGAACATTGCTACATGGGGGTATGTAAACACCCATGAAAGATGGGAACTGTTGTCTTGTCTTATACATGATGATATTTCTACGTCTAAAGCTCACAAGTCTTTAGCTTGTGAGTAGTTTACTTTAGTTGGATAATTTAAAGTATAATCGTAATTATCAATTTCATCTATATCTGTCATAGCCTTAACATTAGCTATATGTTTTTGTGTTACACTATTACAAGTATCAGCGTATATCTCCACATCATCTAACATGTCTAATATAAAATCAACAGGGAGAACATACTCTTTCTGATTATACCAAATACTTGATGTTTTAATGTTTCTGCTCTTTTTAATCGCAACAGCATTCATTATGGAAGTTCGTAAATCTTTGCTTAACCAAATACTATCTCCATTGAGCAAGAAACTATTTACATATTCAGATTTATCGTACCTCTGAATATTGTATAATGTATGCTCTTTTACTTCTTCTAAAGTAAATATGTGTTCTTGAAGGATAGGACGACCATTTACATCTTCTACTATCTCCTTTCCATCGCTTTGCCCATCAAGTAATGATTGCCAATATTCGTCTGTTATTTCTACCGAACCCTCTATTGGTTCATCGTAAAATCCTTGCTTCCAGTATTTCATGTCTTTTTTTTGTAAATTTAATAATTAATTTTCAAATCTATCTCAAAACGGTTATCAAAAGTTATAATGAAATTTGTAAAATCAGCGTGGTGTAACTTTAGTGATTACTGCCTTTATTATAAAATCTATACAGTATGGGACTATTGCCGGAGAAGCTTATAATTGGATTGCAATAGGTCGTTGGAAATAGCTACTTCCATCTGCCAATAGCAAACCAATCCCATGATTCTTGTGATAAACCAGTAGTACCCCCACTTGCAAAATTTCTATTTAGGTAGAATCTACTAACGGTCTTATTTGTTGCTATAGGAGAAGCTGAATATATCGCAGAGTCACTACTAGGTTTGTATACAGTTGCAAATATTTTATATTCAGTATTATAAAAAGATGTAGGCATAGTCACACTATACCAAGCTGTAGATGAACCTCCAACTCTCCCCCACTGAATCATCAGCCCATTATTGAACTTTTGATAACCGTTTTGAGAGAAATTATGCGCTGAATCCCAATCTAAGCCGCTTCCACCACCGCCAGCACTTATATCTAATACAGACCAATTATTTGTACTTAGATTTAAAGAATATAAAGTTATAGCATCATTATATGGAATACTAAAAACCACATCAGAACCATCTACTATGCTAAAATTCAATACACCTACATAGCCTTTTCTATCAGCACTAGTTTGTAAATAAAGAGGAATAACTTTAAACCCCCATCTTTTTAAAATAATCATTACTTCTGCCAATTCATTATCGGTTGCAGCCTTGCCATCTGATATTAATTCAAAATTTAAATTATCAGTATTAACCATATATATATCACCTCCACCACTACTTCCTATTCCTGCATCCTCAAATGTATTGCTAGAATTTAACCTGTAATATCTATCATTTTTTACATATACTAGCATTCCTTCTTTTCTTCTTGCAGCAGGAATAGCATTCATCTCGCTTACACTATCTACTGTTCTATATCCTCCTACACCATATTTTTCGTCATGAGTAGCATATTCGTCTGAATCAGTATAGGGAACTATTTTAGATGCAACATTTGTACCTTTAATTTCTGCCATAAGATTATATTTTGGAGAGAGAGTAAAATTACCCCCCCCCCATTTGTGAATATTATTTAAATTGGATAGAAAGAATACCTGTTTGGATATTTGTTAGTCTAACAACTTTATAAGCTTTAGAAGAACCTGAAGCATTAGTCAAAGTTATATCTGTTACTGTTATATCTGAATTCTTTAACCCTCCTACCCAAACTTCAAGACCAGTGTATATATCAGCCGGAATTACATAATAGGGGTATTTTCCTCCTGTACAGTCAAAGTTAGTTGCTCCCATACTCCTACTGTCAGCCCAAGTACTTCCGCCCAATGCAAGAATTTGTGCATTCGTTAAAGTTGCGTTAGCTGAAGTCCCATAATACTTTTTATATTTAAAAGTATAATTTACAGTTTTGGTAGCATTTTGTGAACCGTAGGTAGCCTTAACTGCGACAGAAGTATTAGATGATATATTTGTTGATGGTGTCCAAGTTTTTTTATTAGAACTTAGCGAACCTGTTACACTTCCTGATGCCGTTACTGTTATTGCTGAACTAGATGTGACATCTTTTCCTTTTCTGGTTACAATTATACCTATTGCATTTTTATTGCTTGACCCTACTTCAAAAGTACCTCCACCACTAGCAGTTAACGATAGAGGGAATGTGGCTAATTCTATCTCTTGCAGGGTCTTGTACATATCTGCTGTCATAACACCTGCTTTTGTAGTTGTAGCGGCAGGTATATCATATCCATCGCCAGTATTAACCTCTCCAACCAAATATACTATATCATTTTGTAATCTAACAAAATTGGCTTCCGGTTGGACAACCAAATCCTTTAATATGCTTGTGTTCTCTAATGAATTAAACAACGACATATTATGGAAAAAATCACGTGCAGCTTGTGTTCCTGTTAGATTAGTACCACTACCAAAATTTGTGTAAAGTGTATTACCATAATCACCTCTGAAAGCTGTAGAAGAGGTAGTGCCGAGAGCTACGCCTGAACCGTCTCCTACAGCAACCATTGTGGCTCCCGTCCAACGATAGGATTTATTCTCTGTGATATTAATATATATTTTATCACCGCCTTCTACCGCAGTTTCGACACCAGTTGTTGCACTTGTTGCAGTAAAAATTTTCTTAGTTGTCGTATTGTAAAACTTTTGTCCGATTTGCATATTGGAACTCGGATTTGTTGTTACAAAAAACTGCAACATATCAACATTGTCATATCCTGCCGGAAGTTGAGATGCTGGAATTTTACCACCAGAATCAAGACTTGCAACGCCATTTGCCGCACCCTTAGTACCTATTGTGTTTTTCCAAGATTCCAAATTAGTTACTCTGGAATTAGTATTAGAAATCTGGGTGGATAAACCTGTATTATTTTTTTTTATATAAGCTACAATAGCTGTTGTTCCCGGAACACTGTTATTTGATGTTTCAGTACCGTCAATACTAGAGTCAATCCACGATTTAGGTATAGCCGCTTCTGCTTTAGCATTAGCGGAGTTAGCTGTAATTCTTATAGGAGATATTGTACTTTCAATGGCTTTTGATGAAGCCGGATTGTTACTTGTTGCGTTCCATACTGTATCAACAGTGATAATAGGAATATTCTTAACCTGTTCTGAAATAAGTGCTATTGAATTTTCTATAGTTTGCACCCGAGTTGTTATCACCTTATTTTGTACTGGATTAGTACTGGTTACATTAAGAGCTGTATCAATAGTAATAGTAGGAATATTTTCTATTTTACTATAAATATCATCAAATTTTGCCGCATGTTCATTTATTCTTGTAGTAATAACCTTGTTCTGTACGGGGTTAGTACTATTAATATCAAACATTGCGTCTACTAACATTGTACCTTTCGGTAACCATTCAGCCCAAGCATTATTTTTCCACTCATAGTTCAAACCATTCGCTGTCACACGAACAATCATACCTTCCGTTTTTCGCTCAACCGGAATTGCGTCACGATCCGCGATTGTCGATACACTTCTAAAACCACCTTTCCCATACTCCGCATCATGTGTTGCGTATTTATCAGCATCGGTGAATGGAACTACTATCGCAGCGACCTGCGTTCCTTTTAATTCTGCCATTTTTCTTATTATTTAAATTCAACTTCTAAAAACCCAGTTTGAATGTTATTTAGACGCATTACTTTGTATGTTTCAGTTACATTTTTACCATTTGTTATTTCCATATCATAGACAATAACATCGGTATTCTTGAAACCGTTTATCCAAAAATTAACGCCTTCTCCATAAATATCAAACGGTATAATGTAATAAATATATTTCCCACCTGTACAATCAAAAGTCGTTTTCCCCATAGTACGACTAGCCCATCCGTTATTCATTAACATCACATCACCATTGGTCAATTCAGTTACAGAAGATGCGCCCCAATACTTTTTCAAAGAAAAAATATAGTTCGCTGTTTTTTCAATAGATTGACTTCCATAAGTACAAATCACTTTATAATTTTTATCTGTAGTAATTGTAGTAGGAGACGAATATTTGGATTTCTCCTCATTAACTCCTTCCGTGCTCCCATTTACGGTTGCAGTTGTTGGCACAACTTCTTCATCTTTATATAAAATAGACCAAAAAATATACGGAGTAACAACTGATCCCTTTTCAAAAGTTCCTCCGCCAACAAAAGTATCGAACGAAATTTTAAACACCTCGTCCATTAATTCATTTATATTCATAGTTACAACTTTATTTTGAACTGCATTTGTTGAATTTAAATCCAAGTGGTCGTCTATTGTTATGCTACCACCGCCACCTGTCGGTATGTTAACTGTAATTGGTGCAGAACCATCATATATAGCTTGTATTGCACCTGTAAAAGTAAGAGCATTAGGATTAGGAAGTTTTGTCGGTGTGTCGGGAACTTTAATCCACTCTTTGTTTTTACGACCATATAAGATGTCATTGCTTGGAGCATCAGTTATGCCTTCTGTCATACTCTTTCTTTCCTGCGTCCATTCCGTAGAACCAACTTTTTTTACAAGTACGACATCTTCTGTAGCAATTTCATCTACAATAGGATTGACATTATATAAACTACCAAGAGTTTGAGGAATTTCTACAGCTTTGATAATCCCGGAATCTTCCTGTATGAAATCTCCGTTACCCTCTTGAATATTATCTATGCCACCTTCACGCAGGAAATCGGTAGCTCCTTCCTCGCTATTCCCAGTAACATAAATCCCGTCTTTAAATATTATATGTCCGTTAGCTGTATCATCAACATCTTTTCTAATAAAGTATTTCAGTCCCATCTTTAAAAAGTCGATAGAACCGATAGATGACATAATATCCTGTTTTACAGCATCAATAGATTTTTGGACATTACCTTTACGTATCGTTATGGTATCGGATAATTCTACCGTAATTTCAGGAAGAGGATCTGTCTCATTTACTTTATATGTATATTGGCTAACATAAAGTTCATAAAGTTTGTCTGTGCCATCATCATTCTTATTATATGCGATTTGCAATCGTGCATTAGCATCAATCTGTGAAAGCATTTCAGGATATTCAGCAAAGAATATACGCTTAAAGTTAATAGAGAAGTTGAATTTTTCACTATTATTGGCAGCCATATACTTAATGATAGCTTCTTTAAGCTCATTCTCTGCATTAAGGATATATTGTTTAGGCAAATCAATATGTAACAGAACAAACGAATCTCCTGATTTAGGCTTATAGTTGCGGTTGTTAGATGGCATTACAACTCCGAATGTATCATCATCTTTGCTTACCCTAATCCATACCTCATTTGTGGTTGTATCTTGTTGTTGAGGCTGAATATTTGCCTCATTCCATTTATCATCCTCACTACCTGTTACAATATTGCCACTAGAATCCACTTGTACAGGATTCTTGAATATTGTGATATTATTGTCTTTATCTTCTACTTCTAATACGGATATGACAAAATTACAAGCAGCACAATTACCACTCGTCATTGAGATGGTCATATCACTACCTACGATAGCTTGGTCAAAGAGATTAAAGCCATAATCCCCATCAAATTTTCTTAGCTTTATGTAGAAATATTTATGTTCGTATTCATTTGTGTTAGGGTCTATTTCATCGTTATCATCATCATCAAAAGCTACATCTAATATTTCTCCTATTTTATATCCTGCTGCATTTTCAATACCTTTAATAGTTGGCTTGATATAGTCAAAGGAAACAATCATTTCCTTAGGATTACCTTCCGTATAAGGGTTCTCGAAGTCGTAGTAGCTTCCTGTATCAGGATTTATATAGGTTTGGTTTTTTGCGTCATAGAATCGTTCAGCACCAAACGTATCTCTGTATATAGATGGCAATAGATTAGGAGAAGTAATCATATAATCCTTCTCAATCTTAATTTGCTTGAATTTATCTCCTACAGTTGGTTGTTTAGTGATAGATATACCTATTCGGCTTAGAGGAACAGGGAAATCCCTTAAAAACCAATCATTATATTCTCCTGTTAAATAACAATAAGGTACAAAGGTATATATACTCCACTTATCAGAAGCAACGCTAAGTGTATAATTAAGTCTATATTCTACTGCGTACTTTTTCCCTTTATCCAATGTACCTGCGTTATAATATTTGTAAGTTCCATTTGGATTTACTAAAGGGATTTCCGTTCCTCCACCTTGATTAGTATATTCTCGGATAAAAACTTTTCTTTCAACCTCAAAATCAGAATTAGGAGGAAATGTTGTGTTGCGCACAGGACAATCCATATATAAATTATATGTTCCTGTAGTATATATATCTAAAACAACATATATAGATTGTGTTATATTAGTAGGGGTATATGTTCCATATTTACAAGCGTAAGCAGCTCTGTAATAATCTCCTGCGGATGGATTTCCTGTAGTAATTTCAAAAGGTATACTATGTTTCTCATCAAGGAATAATTTTACAACAGCATCACTTGCAATCCCGTTTTTATATTCAATAATTTCATTAATAGAAACTTCTTGTTTGAACTTATCTTCATTAACAATGATAATATCTCCCTGTTTGATAGAAATGTTATCAGGGTCAGCTTCTACCCCAACTTCCGTCTTTCTCGTGTCATTTGGATAGTAATAAGGGATATTTTCAGTACTACCGATACCTGTACAGCGATTAACTATTTTATAGTTTGCGTTTGTTTTGGTTATTGTCAGTAGTTCCCTATCATAACCATATTTAAATGTATGAGTAATAGCATTATTAGTAAATCCGATATGGATTACCTTACCGACAAAATAATAAGGTAGTTCATAAATATTAAATACTTCTTGTAGAACTTCACTAAAATACTTGTCCTCAAACGACATTAGTTTAGCTTCGGAGGATATACCTTCGTCAATTACAACAGAATAACCTACTCCACTGTATTGTAAAGAGTAATTCAATCTTGTTGCAAACTCTGCAATATCTCCAAAGAAGGTGAACTTTGTACTATTGCTGACAAATTGGTCTACATCACCTGCATCAGGAGATACTACATCAAAGAAATAAGTATTATCCAGTTTAGTTCTATCGGATTTAAATACAAGCTCATGTTTATATCTTAAATCTGTATTTGACTTAGATGAAGTAGGTGTATCTAAAATCCAATATCTTTCTCCCCTAAATTCCACAAATTCCCTCTGTGTCCATTCATCATCCAAGCACTTAGGATACATGAGACTGCTACTTATATTTACGCTACCCATTCTTCCCTCGGTGAATGTATAACTACTAAGGGCAGCTTGCGTCCCATCTTTAGGGAAAGATATAACGCCTAATTCCTCATCATCAGTATATATAAGTAACTTTTCTACCATTTTATTTGCTTCTTAGAAAATAATAGCTATATTTGCAATATGTTTAAAATGCTTTTGGATTTTTAGGTTAGTATTTTCCCCACTGTGTTCTCGACATTGCACAGTGGGGTTCTTTATTCTTTATTATTTTCTTTCATGGATTGGTGCAACGCTTCTACCTTTTTAGTTATTAGCTCTTCGGCTCGGTCTACGAAATCAGATACGGGACACACTGCATCTTTTGGTAAATGGAAACATTTAACCCATTGTTGAATAGCTTTCTGTAATACAGAATTGGTTATTTCTATTTCACCTAATCTTCGTTCCAATTTTTGCCTTTCTTGTGCAGCCTCTAGCTTGTCCTCTTCTCTCTCTTTCTTTATAGTTTCTATTATTTCACGAAGAGTTTTTACCTCGTAGGATATTTTTTCAGGACGTGCTTTATAGAAAGCTATCAATACTGTCAATATTCCCCCACTTCCCCCTATAGCTAATGCTAATTGTATAATATTTGACCAATCCATTATTTCTATATTTCTTTGTTAATATTTATACAAAGATAATAATATTTTTTATAACACGGTATTTTTTGTACTCTTTCTTCTTTTAGAAGAAGTAGTTTTCACCGTTGGAGATTCAAGAATAGATTCGCCTAAAACAGAATTATCTTGACTAGTCCATTCGCTACTTTGCAATAAAGTATTTAAGTCATTTCCTTCATAAGTAGGATATGGATATATTGGTTCAACAGGAGTATCTTCTCCTAGTTCAGGAAGAGTTACAGCAAGAGGGAAAAGTAATTCGTAATTTGCGACTTTCATTAATACAGATTCTCCATCCGTACTTACTCTAGGTACTAAATGCAACTCATTTAACGTCTCTTGTGGAACTTCGTCTAAAACGGATTTTGGTAATACAATATATTTCATCTTATTTTATAATTAAGTAAATAATTAAACAAACAATATCAATCAGTATAGGATATGTCATACCTGCAAGAATATCTAGCCAATCAAACAAAGAGCCATGTTCCTTGTCTTTATATTCAGCTGACATCATAGAAGCTCCTGTAGCGATAACAGCATTAGGAATAAGTTCTATCCCTAATGCAAAACCTACTACAAAAAAAGTACAATAGATGATAGCACCCACGTATGAGTGCTTATCTCTATTGCTTTCTTTATACCAAGCTTTTATTTTTTCAATTAACTTTTTCATTTTATTGTATAAATATTGGGTTAGTTAAATCAATTATCTCGTTCAAATTCGCTGTGGGGAATGTAATGTATTTCATAAGATTTGTTTTAATCAAAATATAAAACTGATTACCTCATAATAAGTTCTGGACAATCTGCTATTGCTTGATGATATAATGCTATTGCACCTTTTGCTGTTGGATGAATACCATCGGATGATAACATCCCATCATACCACACACCTTGCGCTGTTGCTCCTACAGCATTCTCAAAGTCAATATAACGATATCCGCTATCTCTTACAAAAGAATTTTTGTAATTATTATTGCGGAATACTCTATTATTACCACTCTCATCATCTTCGCTCGTACCTCCAGTTGCTGATGGAATTGTAGCAAGCACCAAATCAATATCATAAGCAAGACATAAATTACGCAATTTGTAGTACGTTATACGCCAAGATTCGCTTATTGCATAATTTACATCAACATCGTTCATACCCATACACCACACAATACGCCTTGGTAGACCAATAGTCAATAAATTAGTGAGGTCTTCAAATGCTTTTACCGATGTTGCACCGCCGTATGCATTGTACAAACATTTATGGTATCCATTTGATATTAAGTATGATGTCCAACGTTCGTTGTATGATTCCGAAAAATATGAGTCACCGAACAACCAAGTATCACAAGTAATGCTCGGAGAATAGAAACCTAAAGAGCAATCATTCAATATACTATTATTTGACTCGATAAATATATCACCATTGCCGTAAAACAACGAAAGATTCTGTTCGAACTCTTCGCCATTGGACGATATGACGACTTTTGAAACATTAGGCTCTTTCTTGACAAGAACTTGTATATTATTTGTTATAGTTAATCCGTGGGCGTACTCTTTCGACCGTAGAGAACCAGATTGATTGTATTCAGTAATATTTTCTTCGTCAATTGTTATATAGCTTGCATCATAGTTACTATATCCATGACCGATTGTTATGCTATTGAATGATTCTATCTTTGCACTGAAAGCGATGTACTTATCTGTAATAATAGAATTCTTATCAATAACTATCTGTTGTCCATTTGTTAAGACATCAGCCTTCTTCGTTATACCTTGTGCAGTCTTTTCCCCCTTGCTTCGTACCACACCATCATTAGCGAATGCAAAAACAATACGACTACCACCGCTGCTTGGAGTAAATGTAACCGCATCGTACTTTAAATTAAACGGTAGTACATCACGTGTAAGTTCCATTTGCGAAGTCTCACCAATATTAAATGTAATTTTATCTTGACCAAAAAAAGCATTAATAATTGTATCTTTGGGTATTATTCTAGGAAGATTGTAAGTTGTGTTATTAGTAATAGCTGTGTTTATAATATAATGGTTACCCATTGATAACAAGCTATGATCTGCCACATTCGTTATTTTACCAAAGACTTTGATGCAAAAATTTCCCGATGTACCGCTACCTCTTACCGACTTTACATCATGAGTTATCTTTTGCGTGCTACCAATTGGCATCTCCGTATATGTATTACCATATCTAGCATTATATACTTTGACTGGTATATCCCCGCAATTAGTAATAACACTCCCACTCTTAATTACATCAAACTCATTGGAAAAATCATAATCGGATAATTCACCTGTTTCTATTCTATCAAGAAAACCTTCAGTATTCACCTTATCAAATTTCTCATCTACTTCAGATTTAGTGTACACATCGCTTAATTTTGCAATAATTGGGACTATTGTTAAAATAGCCACACCAATAACACCAACCGATCTGATAGCATTAGCATTGGTTGGCAAAGTATATGTTTCGCCAACCGCCATCTCTTTTATTCTGCTGTCATTATCATAGATATCTCCATATAGATTTATTGGTATATCACTATTATTAATGATAGTTGTACCTTCTGTTAGTTCTTGTTCCAATTTGTACCATTGATAGGTTTCCGTAAAATCATGCTCAATGGTAAAACCATATATACTTTGTCTAATTCCCTCGAAGTTTCTATCTATCCCTTGCGCAATGACTCCCCATTTTTGTTCGGAGTCTTTTGCTATATCAAATATCTTTTCCATAATATCATTCGTTTTTAATTAATGTTTCATTTGAAATTAAAGTTTTGTTGCTTAACATTGTCAAGTAACTGGAGATAATTATGTTTATCTTTTGAGGAGATTTAGTAATTGGAAGAGTTACGTAATAAAATCCATTACTATTAATCTTAAGATTGGTATATTCAGTACCGTTTACAACTATCTTAGTTACTTCGTCTGCGTCTTTTGGTTTTACATAAATACCAATATTACTATTCTTTTCTAAATAAATACCTGTTTTATCGTCATTAATAGCAGGTCTATATAATGATTTATCTCCTTGCCATATTTCTATTATATCCCATTTATTATTACTCTTCACTATCGGTCTAAACTCCACCATATCCGGATACAGCGTACCCAGCTTGTGCTTCTTCAACTGGCGCTCTATCAAGAACTCGGACATACTATATGGGAAGGACATGAGAGAGTAGATAGCTCCATTAAAGAAGTTTTGAGCATTATCTCTATAAGCACCTAACCACATAGTATCATAATCTACTGCGAAGCCAGCATTAACATTATAGCCGTCACTTGCATACTTAGATAGATAATAAATTTTTCTTTCAAAATCATTTATTTCTTTTAGTGCGTTGTATGTTCCAAATGAAAAAGAACTTGTTACGGAATCAGCGTTTAAGTAGTTGAATAAAAAAGCTCCACTACCTACAACTTTAGACTTGGATAATATTGGAGAATCTTGTGCATTTTCTTTTGCAGATATTCTAATGTAATCAGCGATAACAGTATAATCCTTGTAAACAGGCATCCCTGTCACCTTACCAAAGTCATTGATACCATCAAGTAATACTCCTCCTTCATAACTAGGTAATAGAGTTATCTTAACAGAACCTTTGTTACTTTTAGGATTAACCCATTCGCCAAGACTCATTATTTCTGCATCTTCCGGTATATCTGTAAACTTATCAATAGTTGCTAATGTTATTGTATTTACACCCGATTTTAAAGTTTCGTATAATGCCTTAGTTGTAACATTCTCGTCTATCTTATATTTACATTCATGAACTAATAGCATATCATCTTGGTATAGAACTATATTAATAGAATCATGAACTTTATCAAAATCAGAAGTTCTATTAATCATACTTACCCAATAAGCATTAGAAGTAGAATCTACTACTCTAGTAAACTCATCTATTTCTGTTACTGTCGAAGTTTGATAAGGAGTATTAGTCCAATCTTTAAATGTTTCATATTGTTTAGCCGCGATACCACTACCGCCTTTCCAAGCCAGATTATTCAACTGAATATCTCTGCCATTACCTGAAAAGTCAATCAGCTTGTCGCCAAACTCTGCGTGGTTATCGTTGGTGATTCCCTGCTTGATAGTATTACACAGTATATCAGGTTTAAGAGTTCTATCCAAGTTGAAGTAAGCGATTACTTGATTAATCTGATCTGTAGTAAGTACTTTATTAGCAATTACTGTCCAATACCAAGCGACAGAGCTAAAATCACCAGTATTATTACCGTCATTATACGAATATCCTTGAACGCTAAAATTGCCATTGATTATGGAGTCTCTATTGTCGCCATTAGACGTATAATCATTCTTATCACCTAATATATTATTTACAACTGACAAACCCATTAAGTCAGAAGAAGTATATCCATATATTCCAGTCTTGTCGTAGTTATTCACGATATTACGGAAATAGCCATTGGCACTACCTCTTATATAATTGGTAAAAGATACATTATTAGATGAATCTTTAACCTGATGAATCATACTCACCACCGTAATCTCATTACTTCCTCCCAGCATCTCCTGCACGGTCTTGGTGGAAGTAATCAGGTCGTCGATTCCGTCGGTGACGAAGGCGCCTTCGAACAGGGGAAGCATTTCGATAGTTACTTCTTCATCTACTGCAAGAGTAGACAAATCAAACCATAATAAGTAATACAAAGAGTTTGTACTAATATCTATTTGAGCTAGTTCTTCTTCGTTTAGTGTTTTTAAGTTAGTATAATTGTCTTCATTAGGATTTAATACAAGTTCTTGTACTCTAACACTTTTATCTTTTCCTTCTGAAATGCTAAGACCGTGTACGTCCCAAATGACAGTTATATTCTTATTACTATTAACTTTAAATGGAATAACATTCGATATAAGCCCTCTAAATGTGCTGTTTTGGAAATACCCAAAATTAGGACCAGTTAATCTTTTTAGAGTAATACTATGCCCATTTCTCGACACAACTTCAACACTATCATTGCCTTCTGTATTATACCAATCTAAAGTATTATCAAACTTAGCAAACTCATAACCTCCATAACTGGACATTTTATCATAAGCTGCGTTGCTGATTACAAAGTCCCCACCTTTATTAGATAGTTTATTCTTAATAGTACTTCTATTAGGACTATCGTTAGTCATGCCATAAGCAGACCATACACCCACCAAAGAATCTAAGACTTCGGGTTCTATATAGGACTGGCTACCAGTCCTATTGTATTGATTTACTAAACCTAAATCAATGCCTAATCCTATTCCTTTCGCTCCGCCTATCATTGTATATAGCCAATAAAGATTCTATAATTACTTACCATGTCGCCAGTAATAACCAAGTCATTAAGCGCAATTGGATTCCACATCATAGTAACTAATGGAAAACTAACTATTTCTTTTGGCTTTTGATACGTAGGAGTGCCTTCCACCACAATAACATTCATAGCAGAATCAGCTTCTTTTGGATGCAGAAATACAAAATATGGATTTATATTACTAAAAGTTTTAGCCTCTGTAACTTCTTCAATTTTATTTATAATGTTTTGATACATGATTATTCCTCCTTGTTATTATTGTTATTATTATCTTGTACTGAATGTTTTTGAGATATTATTAATGCCTGTTCCTGTTGATATAATTGCTCATCTATTTTAGCTTGCTTTTCTTTTTCAAGTCTAGCTTTCTCATCCGGTTTTGCGTCAGGGTTCATTTCACTGGCAGTTTCAACAGAAAGAAATCCTGATGTAACTCCTGTTTGTAATCTTGTTACAATATCAGTTTCAGATTGAGGTCTATATACTTTGAATTTAGCATTAATATGTAAGTTATCGAAATCCGTAATAGCACTGGGTTGAATTTGTGAGACTACAAGTTCTTTTGCTAATCCTTGTTTGAATAGACGAACCATTTTATCCGCAACATTTTGCCATTCTATTACACCTTTTGATGCATTCTCAATATCCATTGATTGAGTAAGCATTATAGCAACACCTGATATATCTCCTGTTGTCTTTACATCTTTAGGGAGCAAGAACGTTGTACTGGAATTTTTCTGTATAGTTTCCTCCATTAACTGCAAAGTATCTATCGTTCCCTGTGGTGATGGTGGAGTTAAAAATTTAGCATCATCCGTATTTGCTTCTTGACTATATGATGTGTTTTTACTGTTTAAGATAACTGAACCTGCTATCTTCTTTCCATTGTTTTCAAAATCTCCTTTTATATATAATATTCCCCATCCATGTCTCTTTTGAATTACAAGGAAGATATTGTATAATATTTCATAAGCCTCAATAACACTTTGAGCATTTTCCCATGCGACCTTTCCTCTTTTAGTTATTAAAGGGATTTCTGTAAAACCATGAGCCTTTGGTGCTAGACGTCTCCATCCATTATCATCTACGTTAGTATTATCTCTTATCATGCGATAAAAATAAGTATCATCGTATGAATCAATATATTCTACATCATCAATCTTATAATAAACGCTTTCTAATATACGGTCGCCATTATCATCGTCATGCGGACATAAGACATAGCCATCCATATAGGATAATATACGGGATTTTATTCTATTGTTTTTATCAAAATAATATAAAAGTCCTACATCACCAACTGATTTTTGAACGTCAACCATTTTGGTTTTCATTCCGTCTTGGTTTCTTAAATCCCAATACTGTTTAAAGGTAACAAAGTCAGCTCTTTGTTTTTCATCAGGATTGGCATCCATAAGAGTAAAAGACATTGGAAGTCCACATAAATGTTGTACCTGCTTGTCTTTAATATTTTGTTGGAAAGAAACCGCCATTTTCTTATATTGAACCTCAACAAAGCCACCATTATCAAGTTTCATCGTAATAGAAGGTATGTTCTGATCGTATAAAACCTTATGGTTTTCAGGCTCTAATTCCATCAAATACTCATCTTGCGTAATAACACGTTTTTTTAATTGAGGAAGAGTAACCGAAATCATATCTGTAAATCCGGCTCTTTTCAAATAATTATTCAGTGTATTGTTACATACACACGATGTATCATAACCTCGAAAAAAAGGTTTCTTTTGTAGTATCTTTTCAGGGTTATTCAATAATTCTTGTACTTGTTCTGAAATTTCACTCATTGTCTTTTTCTACTAGGTTATATTTTTTCATTAAATCTTCTTTTGTGGGAATATATAACTCATGTGAACAGTATTCACATACAGCGTTATACTTTTGTTCTACAATGATATATTGTTGTCCTCCATCTTCTGATACCTTAAACTTATCATTAAGTTTACTGCGGATTTCAATCTCTGCTTTAACACCATCTTTAGCAGACATATCACCACTTTCAACAAGATCGTTAACCTTTTGAAGCATTGCTATCAATTTAGCTTTATTCTCCTCAAAAGTAATATCTTGGATCAATTCATCATTGTTAATTTCATTCTTCTTGATTTGCTTAACTTTCTCTTCTTTTTTAAAGTTACTAGAAATATACATTTTCAAGAAATCAATTTTTTTGCTTGCATCATACTTTTTAATACTATCTTCGTCAGCATCCTTATCGAAAATAGATTTATAAGCTACAACAGAGCTGCAATATTCAAAGAATAAGATAACATACGATATGTCTCTTACCGTCACTTCATGCTTCATCTTAGAAGCATCCTTAATTGTTTTTTCTATATCTTTAACTGTCATTACGCCCAAAAACTATCGTTATAAATTTCAAGATTTGTCTCTCCGGTTTTTCTATCGTTTCTTTTGATAGAAGTTTTTTCTAGCTCATCTCCTTTTTGATATTGGAGAACAGGCAAAAATCTCATAGCTATTGGGTCTAATACGTCCATTGAACGTCCTCGACCAAGCATCTGATTCATCTCTTTTTTAGTTGCTAATCGTTTTCTTCCTGTCCCTTGTTCATTAAAACGTACTACTGAACACTCTTCAACAAATTCATCAAAAACAGTAATTTCGTCTTTCATTTTTTCATGGGTATACATTTTGGAAGCAACATTATCACTAAAAGATATGCCTTTTTCATTCACATGGTAAACAACTCTGTCATAGCATTCATCTTTTAATGTACAAAAAGCTCTGAAATAGACACCTCTCGTTTTACTGTATGATATAAATGGTATAGCATCTGGTATATAATCGTTGATATAAGCACCATTATTACCATCAAATATAATATGAGTGTCCGGGATATTATATCTAGCAGCTAAAATTTGTAGTGTATTCGCATTTTGTTGTGGCGTTGAATGTCCCAATACTACAATATCTATAATGTGAAATCCATCCCATACCAATGCAACGAAATTATCTTTACCTGTATCAGCTAAGTCAGCAGTAATCCATCTATCACCATTTATTTGTGGATCTGCCAATTTTATTTCACGAGCTTTATGGAATGGGATAGGAGCTTCGGAATCATCATCCATGTCAACATTCCAATTACCTTCAATTAACATGTGGCTCATCTTTCCACCAGTGGAAGCTACACTACCAATATATCCCGGATTGTTTTTTAATAAAGCTGTATTTTCCGCTAGATTACCTTTAATAAACACGAATGACTTAATAAGCTCGTTATAGTCAAAATTACCTTTTAGACTAGATAATTTCCTATCTATATCTATTTTAGCTTGTTTATATACTTCTTCTTTCGTATTTCCCCAAATAACATCATCAATAGTGTCTCCATTGATATAGAAATATCTTACTACGCCATCTCTTTCAGGGATAATGTAGCCATCTATACCGATATACCAGCTTAGCCATTTTCTTACCCAATGATTTTTTTTAGGATTTAAGGTAGCTCTAATTTTCCCTGACCATTTTGCAGAGCCTCTACAGCGAGACATTATATATTTAAACGTCTCAAATTTATATCCTGTTAATTCTTCCCAGAAAAACGCATCTGCTTGGACACCCTTCCAAGTCTCTACGATTAATTTATAATCTTCATTCGCTAAATGTCTAGCTTCTACATACGCTTTGCTTGGAAACGTAATTCGAGGGGAATCAGACATTTTTGTATCTATAATATCCCCATAAGCTTCGCGAAAACCATCTACAATACCGCCTGCCGTTTTTAAGTCTCCTAAATTTTTTCTAAGGAAAATGGCTTTGAAATTGGGGTCTAAGACAGCTTCCGCCACAGAAAGAATTGAGCCAAAGGTTTTTCCTCCTCCAAGCGTTCCGCCAAAGAAAGCAACATCAACATTTGAACGTACAAATTTGGTTTGTCCGCCTTCTTGTGGTGTCACCACCTTAAAACCTTGTCCTTTTAATTCCTCTGCTAAACTCATTTTAATCTGTTATTTCAACTTCGTAATTCATCAATGCATTATAAGCTATATCTGATAGCTTATCTTTATATTTATTTGCCACCTCTTTTATAAAAGATTCCTTCTCTCGTTTGTATGCTAAAAAGGCTTCTTCTTCTGTAGGGAAAACGCCAAGATAACATGTTTTACCCCATTTCAATAGCGTTGCTGTATAATTTGTTCCATTATGTGAAACCCCTATGTAAAAGTCACCTCTTTTGTTTTTATTTGTAATAAAAATAGTATTTATTTCTTTAGGTACGAAGCAACAAGTTTTAGGTGAATATTCACGGTTGTTGTGAACCCGAATGTCTTTGTCAAGAGAATATCCTTCTTGGTAGTTTTCATCAAACCATTGTTTGAAATTAGAGAAAGATAACCATTCGTCACATACTGTACAGTCTTGATATGTAGTCTTATATTCTAAAGATTTAGAATCATAACATCTGCGTATCATTCCGTACCATATATCATAACTTTTTAATAAATTCCCATTATCATCAACGCAACGACCTTTATAATCATTTCTAGCAACTCCATAAATTAATGTATTTCTATCTAATATACGTTTGCTTTTTGAACATTGAGGGCAACCATGTCCATTTAGCAAATTGTTGGGAGTTTGAAAGAAAAAACCATGTTCTGGACAGATTACACATACTTTCACGTTCGATTTTATATAATCCACTTTGGAATAATCGTAATGTGGATATATTAATGAAGCCTTTTCAATAAATAATTCTGTATCACTTGCTACATTGCTACATTTAGGGCATCCACACTTTGTTGACACATGAGTTCTTGGTAATTGCCAGAATGTTCCATGTTCAAAACATACTATCTCCACCTTTGTATTATTGTTTACATATACAACTTTGGAGTAATCATATTTATTTCCATGAACCATAATTGCTTCTTTAATAAATTCTTCTTTAGTCTTTTTTCTAGGCATAATATTTTTTTGTTGGCATGGTTAATATTCAAATAATGGGAAGTGTCATGCCTAAACCACTTATCGCAGGTTAATTACTCCTGCTATCCCATTATCCAATGCAAATATATACATTTTTATGCAAAAATACTATTCTAAATCTTCTGCTTTTTTAATATTAGAAAAACTTAGTACACCGGTGTACTAAATAGTTCCCTTATTTCATGGGATAACTTGGTTTATTCCTTTATTTTGTGTGCAAATTATTAACATAACTTAGAGGAATTATGAAGTTTACAAAAGAACAAGCCGTTGAACAACTCAAAGGCTTACTGACAGAAGGTGGGAAAACCCTGCATTTGTCAGACAGAACAATTAATGAGAATATAGATGACCTAATTCCATTATTGGTAAATGATGAAACTGAACTTTCTGATTTTATAAGTAAGGCATTACCTTTTGTAAAAAGGACAAATGCAAACTTTGAAAAAGAAAAGGCAGATTTTATTAAGAGCTATAAACCCACTCAATCTCAAACTACACAGCAGCAACAGTCTAAAACTCCGCCTACTGATGACGATGCCTTATCGCAATTACAAGCGCAGATACAGCAGTTGCAAGACAAAATAGAAAGAGAAGAAAAGGAAAAAGCTCTATCGCAAGTAAGGAAAAACTTTAAATCTGAATTGAAATCCGCTGGGATTAAGGATGATAAGTGGATTGACACTTACATTTCTAAAATTCAAATTTCGGAAGATTTAGATATAAAGGAAGAAGCGAAGTCTACATTAGAATTATACAACCTTTCCAGAGTTGATATACCTGATGGGACAACCCCTTACAAGCCTATTGGTGGTGATCCCTCTAAGAGTAAGATAAGTTGGGATGATGTTAAAAATGAAAAATAAAAAAATTATAAGAATATGGTAGAAAATCTTTTAAATACGACCGCAGCCGTAATGTATGGTAGAACCATGTTACAGGGGAGTGGTATTATCGGAGGTACTAGAGAAGTCTTTGTGCCGAGAGTATGCGTATTGAATGACCAAGTATTCCCTCAAACTGGTGGTATTATCAAGAATCCGTTTAAAACAGGCGGTAAGATGTACGCAGGTGATTTGGTAGAATATCATTGGAATGGTAATGGTGTCGCTAATAGTCACGAAAATGCAGAAGTGATTCTTTTGAAGGTATTTGAAGTACAAGCAACAGTTGAAGCAGAAGGCACGACTGTATTTGTAAAAAGAGATGGTTTCAGACACAAACCTTGTGTAGGTGATATTTTGATGAAAGCTCCTGAAACATTTGATGCGACAGGTACAGCCGCAACGGTAACAGCTGTTGAGGTGACGACCAATGAACAAAAAAATGTTTGGAAACTGACGCTATCCGCAGCTATTGGTGCATTAGCAGCAGATGATGTATTGGTTGAAGCTGCCGAAGCTGGTTCCGGTAAAAAGATGCTTGTTCAGAATCCGAATGCCGTTCTTCCTTGTGATTTGGATTTGAAATATAGACCTGCAACAGATGAAGATGATGAAGAAGGAGCTACGTATATGGTTACACCTGCATTGCACGCAACAATGTACACTTATTTGATGTCTCCGATTCCTCCGGCTGTTAAAGCTATTAACAAGTCAAGAATTGATGGTTGGTTTGAAATTTAAAGAAAATAAGAAGTATGTCAAGATTCGATTTTAATAATAGTAGATATGCGGCTTTTTTCCGTAGCGGAGAAGGTCAGCAAATACTCCGTGATTATATTGATAATTCAGGAATGATTAATATCAATTATAATTGGTGGAGAAATCAGTTTACGGTGAATCCACAAGTAACTCCTACAGATGCATCAGGAAAAGCTTCTTTCATGGTTGAAGCCTCTATAAATCGTGCAGCAGGAGTATTGGATATGCGTGCTCCGCTAGGTAAGGCGCATCCGTATAACAAGGAAGGTCTTTCTTTTTATACAGGTACAATTCCAGATTTTACGTCAGATGCTATTGCAGAGACAGCTATGGAACGTATGTACAAACAGGAGTATTATGCAGAGTTTGGTAATGATGCTAAGTTTATCAGAGAATGGACAAAACGTGTCCAAGATTTGATTGATGCAAAAGATCAAACTGCAAATTACATGTGTGCTCAACTTCAAACCAAAGGCTATGTGCTATATGATATTGGTAGAGGTATAAAGGGTATTAAACAAAAGGCTGCTATTCCCGAAGAAAACTTTGTAAAGGCAGGTGAAAAAGTTTGGACTGCTCCTGATGCTAAACTGTTCTCTCAAATGGTTCTCATTGAAGATCAGTTCAGACAAAGAACAGGATTTGGTGGCGCAATGAAATGGCTTATTCCTAAGAAAATGTATCAAGATGTTTTCTTGGAAAATGCAGAAGTCAAGCAGTGGGTTAATTATATGCGCAACCTGAATACTAACAGCCCGATGGAAGCTCCTGAAATTCCGGTTATTCTGAAAGAACAGTTTAATAGAGCTGTAGCTGCATTTGATGGGTTATCTCCTATTGAAATTGTAGTAGAAGAAGAAAAGAATAAAGAATGGGGCGGTGATACTACAATTCATGGATGGGCTGAAAATGTAGCAGTTCTTCGTCCGGTTGGACCTGCTGGACTTATCATGCATACCAATACTTTGGATGAACGTATGGCAAGTATGGCTGGAAACAATGTGGTTTCTCAAACATTCGCATCTATTGATGGTTTCTCTTTGCTTCACAATGCAGAAATGGTTGATGGTGAATATAAATCATGGAGTACCCGTTTGATTACGTCATTTATTCCTGCTTTAACAGAGTTCCCGGAACATATTATTGTTGATACAGCAACAGCAGATTCTTAATATGGCTCAAATTGATATTATACACTATCTTGAAGGTTTGACTGCCTTTGTCTTTGACAAGGCAGTCCTTACCCGTATTGCAGTAGATAGAGACGTTATAGATATTACAGATACCAAACAGCTTACACAACAGCAAAAAGATTTGCTATTGGCTGATTTGCTTTATGTTATTTTTACCGCTCCCAATTACACTGCTAGTCTGACGAACCAACATGGAGCTTATACTCAAACGATTGGTAGCCAACGATACGATTCTAAAAAAGATGTATATAATATTATGATAGGTCTGTATAAGAAATGGGACGATCCAAAGGCTGAATTATTAGGTGGTAGTACAACAACTTGGATAAATGAGTACGACTGATGATTATAGATAGGGACATAATGCAAGAATATCCTTTTGATGGAGTATTTTACACTTATGGGATTGATGAAAGCAAACCTGCCGATCAACAGGTAGAAGAAGAGATTATAGTCTTGGAAACTAAATGTGATATACAAGGGGCGCAGAAAGAAGATTCAGGTGTAATATCAAACGCATACAATGTGTATTTCCCTTTTGATAAGTCAGTAGGTATATCAATAAAAAAAGGTCATAAATTTAGGAGCAAGATGTATGGCTTCTCTATTACTGATGCTATCGTTATTGATATTATACCAACTCAATTAGGTGGTTGTGCAGTTTATGTAAAAGATAATACTAGTGGATAATGAGACGTGTAAGTCCATATATTGATGATTTGGCGAAGAAATTAGCTATAAAAGGTCGGAACTTAATTGAAAAGGCTTATTTAGAGGCTGACTACAATAAGAATAAGACCCAAAATCTTCACGATAGTTATGGGAGTGCAGTTTTTTATAATGGCGAACTTTATCCAAATAGTAAAATGTATTTTAGTAAAGCTGCAACAACTTCTAAATACGATCCATATCAACAAGAGGCAATTACAGGTAGACAGGCTATCTCTGATTTTTTCGATGATTATAAGCCAAAAGATAAGGGAATGCAGCTTGTCGTTGCAGTAGCCATATTTTATGGTGGAATATTAGAATTAGGCGGAGGTAATTTACGTAGGAAATATAAAGTTATATCTATGATTGGAGATGACATTAGAGCATTGGCACAAGAAGTAGGTAAAGCTAAAGTTTCTATAATTCAAAACGGGAAAGTAAATGGATAAGAATTTATTAAATATATCAACTATTGAAACCTTTTTCAATGAATTATTGGATGAAAAAGTATCTTCTAATACTTTCTTTACAACTGTCCCTACAAATATTGATACTACTTGGTCTGACCTTGTTGTGATTGACTGTGCTAATTCTATCCAAGATTTGAATGCCTATGGTGTAGGAACTGTATTAGTTTGGTTATATGCAAAGCCATTCAGCAATGGACGTAAGAATGTTGCTGTAATGTCTAAACTCGAAAAAGCTCTAAATGAAGCTTTAGAAAACAATAAAAATGCGTCTTATGCAGTTAGCAAAAAAGGCACATTTGCTGATTTTGATAGTGATGCTAAGATGCATTGTAATATAGTAGAAATTCAATTATTAATCGTTTAAAAATAAAAAATTATGGCATTAACAGTTACAGAGACTAGAAAAAATAACGCTAACTCCATTATCTACAATCCCAAGTTTTTATATGTAACACCGTATGTAGATGGCGTACCTGGTACAAAAACTTGGCAATGTATGGATATTATTCGTGATTCAACAACTATCACACAAGAGGATAATACTGAAAATCCTATTGAAAATGAATTATCTTCAACTCCAATCATTAATAACATTCAAGCAGGTAACTATACGTTTACTACTGAAATTGGAGATTTGCAGGCAGAACTCTTAAAAGATTTGCTAGGATTCACCATTGGTACAGGTAAGAACGCCTATGCGCCTGATGGCTATGTAGAGAAATTTGCTCGTATCGACATGGTATTTCAAAATGGCAGTAAACATACCGCTGTTGTATTGCCGAAATTGCAATTGAGTCCGACAATTACTCTTGATTCAATGAGTACTTCTATCGGTCGTATTGCTCTTGGCGGATCAGCGCAGGCTGTTCGGTTCAAATATGGGGCAGATACTGCAACATTGACTCCTTTGGCTATGATTTATAATTATACCGTTCCGCCTGAAGATATGTCATTAGATGGCACGGGGGGAGCGTAAGGGAATCAGTGTCTCCGGCTAATTCCCTAGAAAGTTCAATCGGAGAAACAAGGGTAGCTTCTAATGGAGTTACATCTAAAAAGAAAAATACAATTCTTTAATAAAAGGGAGGGAGGTTACTCCTTCCCTTGTTTTTTAAAAAGAATGAAAATGGGAGTTAATAAAATATATAATATAGCATTTAATGATAGTGATGAAAATGTATTGAATGAAAAGGGTGAATTAAAACCAGTATTTAGACATTGGTACAATATGCTATCAAGATGTTATTGTTCAAAAACCCAAAAACGGCAACCAGCATATAAAGGTTGTGTCGTTTGTGAAGAATGGCTATTGTTCTCTAATTTTAAGAAGTGGTTTGACGAGAACTACCAAAAAGGGTATGATCTAGATAAGGATATTTTAGGGAATGGGAAATTGTATTCCCCTCAAACTTGTTGCTTTGTACCACATGAAATAAATAATTTATTATGTAAACAAGTACGATGTAGAGGTGAATATCCTATAGGAGTTTGTCGTGTTAATAATAAATATAAGGCAGGACTTAGATTTAATGGGAAAACGATTGGGCTAGGGTATTTCATAACACCGCAAGAAGCTTTTAATACATATAAAAAAGCTAAGGAAAAACTAATAAAAGATTTAGCAAAATCTTATTTTGAAAATGGTATTATTATTGAAAAAAATTATAATGCCTTAATTAATTATAAAATTAATATAACAGATTAAATATGGCTGACGAAAGAAAACTTAAAACAATTAAAGATCCTATTTCAGATGAAGACATGGAACGTCTAGCGCAAATTATGTTAGATTATCCTTCCTTGAAAAAATTATCTAAAACAGAATTTGCAATAACAGCCTTAAAACCGGCTGTTATGTGGATGATTGCTAATGAAGCTGTCAATATAAATAAAGTTGAAAAAGCAACATTTGGAGATGTTTTAGAGGGTTTATCAAAACAGATTCCTTCCGTTTGTAAAATTATAACATGGGCAATTTTAAATGATAAGGAGCGAATAGAAAAAGACTTTGAAAAAGTATATGATACTTTATATTGGGAATGTGATGTAAAAGAATGGGCGGAACTTTTATTTGAAATATTAAATCTGATTTCTGTAGATACTTTTTTTTTGCTTACAGAGTTGACACAGACGTTCCGCCAAATGTCACTGGACAGGAAAATGACGAGGGAAGAACGAAAACAGTCATCGCAAGAACAAGCTACGGGGAAATGTTTGATTTTATAAAAGCTTATCCATCTGTGACTATGGAACAATACATGTGGCACATGACAGTTCCTCAAATATTGCTAGCACAATACGATACAACTCATATTGAATATTTGTCAGAAGAACAAGCTAAAAAAGACAAAGCACCAAAAATAAATTCAACCGACGACTTATTTAAAAATGATTTTGGCATACCAATTTTTAATCAAAAATAAATAATAACAATGGGAGCAACAGGATATGTATTAACAATACCTGATGAGGTATTAAAGAAACTAGAATTAGCAGATACTAAAATAAATGCTATAGCTGAAAGTAGCGAAAAAACAGCAAACAGGTTCAATCAAGCATTTTCGAGCATGGCTTTATCTGTTGACCCATTGATAAAACGGCTTGATGCATTAAAAAATATAGGTAAATTAGATTTAGGGTCAGGGTTAAAAAAATACACAACTGATTCGGAAAAGGCTGCTGCTGGAATAGCCGAAGTTGCGAATAAGCTGAATCAATTAAAATATATATCTTCTCAATCATCGTCTGCCAATAATTCTGTTTTGGCATGGCAAGGTATTAATGAGAACTTAAAGATACAACAACAGCGATTAGATGCAATAAATCGTTCAATCAAAGAATATGAAAACACTTTATCTCAAATACAAAGTGGTAAGGGTGGTGTATTATCAAAAGAAGATCAGTCTAATTACGCTGCAAATCTAGCCGAAGCCGAATCAATCAAACAAACAATAGCATTATATCAACAAAAACAACAAGCGATTGTAAATTACCAGTTAGAACAAAAGAAGGTTGCTGACAATTTAGCTAAACTAAAAAGTTTAGAATCCGACTCAAAATCTTTGCCTGAACAAAGAAAACGTGAAGAATTAGAAAGATTGAATGCTTTATATAGAAGTGGTCAATCCTTACTGCAAAAACAAGCGAAGGCGGAAGATGAACTTGGTAAAGCTGCTCAAAAGGTTGCAATAGCATTAGATAAAGCTGCGAAAGCCGAAGAAAAGAAAAATAGCGCAAGAGCAAATAAGGCTAATCAAGAAGCAGCAAGAGCCGAAGAACAATACGCAAGAGCATTAAATAAAAGCGAGGTCACTATTATTCAACGGGCAAGAAAGATTGAAGCATTAGCTAATGCACAAAGAGCCTTAAACTCTACTGGACGAGATTACTCTTCCCAATTATCTAAAATAGCATCGGAAACACAACGGCTTCAACAAGCAAACGATAATGTTGCAAAAAGTATGGAACGAGTTAAAAGATCTCAAAGTAGTGTACTCAATACTACCGATCAATTAACTAGGAAAATAGCATTATTATTTAGCGTTTCAGCTATACAGGGATATGTGGAAAAGCTAGTTTCTGTACGAGGAGAATTTGAACTACAGCAAAGAGCATTGCAAGCAATTTTGCAAAACAAAGATGAGGCAAACGCTTTATGGGAAAAAACAGTGGCATTAGCTGTTAAATCACCATTCCAAGTAAAAGAATTGGTAACTTATACAAAACAGCTAGCAGCATATAGAATAGAATCTGATAAACTATATGATACAACCAAAATGCTTGCTGACGTATCAGCAGGATTAGGCGTAGATATGGGTCGTCTTATTCTTGCATACGGACAGGTTAAGGCTGCTAACTATTTACGTGCGTCAGAAGTAAGACAATTTACAGAAGCTGGTGTCGGATTGCTTCAAGAGCTTGCCACTATGTATACAGAACTAGAGGGTCGTATGGTATCTGTTGGCGAAGTCCAAGCTAGAATAACTAAACGTATGGTTGCCTTTGGTGATGTAGAAGAAGTTTTTAAACGAATTACGTCAGCAGGAGGTATATTTTATAACATGCAAGAAATCCAAGCCGAGACATTGGCAGGTATGATTTCCAATCTTAAAGATAACTTTGATGTTATGTTTAATGAGATAGGAAAGGCTAATGATGGAGTTTTGAAAGGATTTATAAATATATTAAATACTGTAGTTGCACAATGGAGAGATTTTGCAATAGCATTAAATACCGCAGGCACAGTTTTTGTTACATATTCTATAAAAGCTGCAATAGCAGCAGCAGCGAATAGAAAGATTGGCGTATCGGCAGCCGAAGCAATGATAGCACAAGGTGGATTAACTAAAGCTATTGGGTATACTACAAATGCTCTAATAAAATCATTTAATTTTGTAAAGGCAAACCCGTGGATTATTTTAGCTACAGCTATTGCAGGAACTATCTTCTATCTAAAAGATTTAACAGAAAGGCTTGACGAAACTCGTGCTACATACGATGTTTTAAATAATCAAATAGATACTCAAAAAAACAATCTTGAATCTTTAACAAATAAAATAGAGAAGCAAGTTAAGGCACAAGAAGATGCAGAATCTTCTTTATCAAACGTAAAGAAGGGGACGCAAGAATATAAAGAAGCCGAACAAAAAGCTAATGAAGAAAGAGAAAAAACGCAGAAACTTTTAAATATACTAAAAACGCAATATCCCGAAGTATACGCAAAGGTAATGCAGAATAAAGAAGGTATAAAATCATTAGCATCTGAACAAAAAAAATACAATGATGAACTTGAAAGAACTTCTGTATTAAATAAATTAATGCAAGCAGATGTTCCATTAATTGGCGAATCCTTTAAAGAACAAGCAGAAGCTTATACAACGTCATTAGATAAACAGAAAAAAGCCTCTGCTGATTTAAAAAACACATATAAAGCTTTAACTTCTGAATTAAATTATCTTTTTAAGACTGATAGTAAAATCCCTGATTATTTAAAACAAAATGCTCAATTAGTTATAAATAGCAATGATAATATTGAGAAAAAAACTAAACTTTTAATATCTTATTCAGAGGCTATATCTCGACATACATCTACTTCTAATCGTACATTAAATACACTTAGAAAAAATGCAGAAGATTCTTTAAATAGCTTAGAAGATGCTAATGAAAATAGAGTAGTTCAAAGGCAGAAGATGAACAAAAGTTATGTTTCTTTAAGAGATAACGCTCTTAAAGAAGCAAATATTACATTAGCTGAATTTAAAGCTTTATCAAAAGAGCAACAAGAAGATTTAGGAAAGAGAATGGCAACATTTATAAAATCTTCTGCCGGGGCGGAAAGCAATGTTGCACGCTTTTTTTTAAAAAATAGAATAAAACAAGATTTAGGTATTAGCATTTCTTATGACGAAAAGGAAGTCGAGAAAGAAATGACCGACCTGCAAAAAAAACTATCTGAATATGTAAATGAATATAATAATAAGCCTGAAATAAAAGGGAAAAACGCTTTAAAATTACCAATTGTTACAGCAGAAACAGATGTAGAAGAATATAGAGATAAAATTTTTGCAGCTGGTAAAGCCTTAATTGAAGCAGCGCAGGAAAATGCTAATTCTGTTGAGAATCTTGCACCTCATATAGATAAGAATCAAAAGGTCGCAATTCAGTTAGCAAAATCAGCTGGGGAGGCTCAACAAGCTCTAGCTAAACTTTTTGGATATACGGATAAGAAAGGCGAAAAAGCCGGAGAGACAGCCTATGAGCGTAAGATAAAGGCTCAATTAGACTTATTGAAAAAAATGCAATCTCAATATGAGAAGCTAAGACAGACAATGGGAGAAGAAGATGCTACAAGCACTATAACTTCATCTTTTGGAACAGCTTATCAAAAACTATTCAATAAGCCATTAAAACTTAAATTTGATAAGGCTTCGATAGCTAATGAGATGGAGTCCATTTCTAATACTATTAGCGGTAAATCAGCGGAAGCATTAAAGAGAAGTTGGCAAAATACCATTGGTGAATTACGTTCAGAAATTACAGTTTCAGCGACTCTTGATAATATCAGTGAATTTGAACGTCAAATGGACTCAATGTTTAATAGCTATCAACTGTATATCGAATTGGAGGCTAAAGGTGTTCCTAAAGATCTAATTCAAAATCTGTTTGGCATTGATGTAACTACGTTGGACGATATAGCTAGAGCGTTAGAGGAAAAATATCCTGATGTTACAAAATTAGGAGAAAAAGAACTTGATTCTTATTTCAAGATACAGAAAAAAATAACTGATAATCAAAAGAACGAACTTAAAAGACGTTCTGATTTATTGTATAATTATTTAGAACAATCTGTAGATAAGGTTAAACAAGTACAAAATTCAGGGGCACTTGAAATCAGCTTTGCCACTGATTTCTTCAAAAAAGGAAGCTTGAATGCCGAACAATATGCGACTGTCGTTAAAAATGTCACAGAGAAAGTAAATAAGGAAGTTAGCAAGATTAATACAGATAAGTTCAAAGAAACTCCTGAATATATTCAAGCTATGGGTGACTTATCCGCTTATTCTGCTTCTCAATTAGAAGCAATGATAGCTAGAATTCAGGGGCTTATAAACTCTTCTGCCGGAAATCTAAATGCATCAGATTTGAAAGTATATACAGATTTGATAGATAAGATACAAGACAGATTAAAGCAGATTAAATCTCCTTTTAGTAAAAATGCTTTTGCTGAATTTAGAGAACTAAAAAGACTACAAGCGGAATTTAATGCAGAAACAGAAAGATATAATCAACTGTTGAGAGAACAGAAAATTGCTAAAGATAGACTTGAAAGCGCAAAAACAGAAGCCGAACAAGCTAGAGGTAGAGTTGGAATAGATGCGTCCGCAAAAGATGACCTTATAGCAGCTACAGAGAGTTTGCAAGATGCTAATAGTGCTTTAAATAATTCTAATGATAAATTGGACATTTCACAAGGTAAACTGTATAACATATCCGGTAAAATGGGACAGATACAGGGTGGAATGAGTTCAGCCATGTCAATGATTGACAAAATAGTTACTGGTATTTACCAATCTATTGAAGCGACCATTGACATAATGAATCAATTTAAAGAACTTCAAGAATCACAAGGAGTTGATACGTCCAAAGGAGGATGGAGAGAAGCTGCACAAGCAGGAGAATTATTGGGTAATGTAAACGAAAAAGTTATGTCCTCTTGGAATAATTTCAAGAGTGGTAATATTGCCGGAGCAGTAGCCGATGCGGTTGGCTCTATAACATCTATTTTCACAACATTAAATAAGCAACATGATGCTAGAAGAGAGCAAACCATTCAAGAGGAAATAAAGCAAGTAGAAAAGCTTCAAAAGGCTTATCAAAGATTAGGTGATGCAATAGAAAATGCATATACTATTGATACTCTGAATATGAGTACTGAAAATGCTCAACGTAATATTCAAGACCAAATCAAGAGCTATCAAAATATGATAGCTGCCGAAGAAGATAAGAAAGATACAGATTGGGATAGAATAGATGAATGGAAAGAAGATATAATTGATTTGCAAGAACAGGCAGATGAACTTAGGAGTCAGAAACTTAATGAATTAGGTGGCTTTGGTAGCGGAGCAGACATGAAATCTGCCGCAGAAGAATTTGCATCTGCTTGGCTAGAAGCCTATAAAGAAACAGGCGATGGATTAACAGCTTTAGAAGATAAATGGGATGAATATATCAATAATGTAATTATGAAACAGTTGGCTCTAAGAGGAATAGAAAAATTCTTAGAACCGATAATGAAGAATTTAGATAATATGATTGGTTCTGATTCATATTTATCTAATGATGAATTAGAAGCGTTGCAGAAACAAATTGATGAAACGATGCCTGCTTTAAATGAGTATTTCAAAACAATAGCAGAGAATTTCGGTGTACCAATTACTGGTGGAGAGGACAATGGATCTACTCTTAATCAAGGGATCACTGGTGTGACGGAAGAAACCGCTAATGTTATTGAAGCTTATCTTAATTCAATGAGATATTTTGTCGCAGACACCAATATGGTTATCAACAATTTCTTTGCTGCATTTACTAGCTTAGACCCATTGCAGAACCCAATGTACAGTGAGCTTGCAAATCAAACTAAACTTTTGAGAAGCATAGATGATAGATTGGCAAGTGTTATTACATACAGTGGCGATCATCCTAATGGGGGCGCATCAATAAAGGTACTAACATGATATTGTTTTCAGGAAAGAGTAGCCGGATTAATTTCCGGCTTTCTTATATCCCAATGATGTTAGTAATTTTCGTATGCCTTCTATTTCTTTTTGATATACAATAGTCTTAAAGTTTATACATATATCTCCATTAGGTTTGGTAAATTGAGTTTCTATAACTCTAAACCAACATGAATCTACATAACGCTGCATCGGCTGATTATTCCCTTGAAGAATTTTATTATCTCTTAAAATTTCAAAAAGTTTATTTCTTCCAATACCCATATTAAGAACTTTTGCCACAGTAGCCATATCGCAGGCGTCTTTACTATCAGTTACTTGGTCAAAGAACTCTTCTTTTGGTTTCATTTCTTCAATACGAGCTTGCTGTTTTTCCAATTGTTCGGCTTGTTCAGCAGCTAATCTTAGAGCTTCGGCAAATGTTTTCGGCAAAACTAGATTGTTTATAGCCTTATGAAATACTTGTCGATATACTTCAAATACAGGTCTTACTTTACGAGCTATAAAGAACTCTAAACAAGAAACGGATAATTTGTAATCTACCTTGTTATTCCCACCCCATGAATTTTCTAAATCTTGCTGCGCATCTTTGCGCACCGACTGATAATCAACTCCTTCTATGAATTGGTCATTTGATGTTAATGCTCTTACAGCTTCTTGTTTCCTTCCATAAACAAGCATCCAAACATCATCAAGATTGACGGGAAACTCATTGTTAGATTGAGATAATTCAAGTACTGCATTAAAGTACGTTTTCAATTCCTCATTAGAACTTTCTTTTGATAAGATGATATTGTTCATAATAGTATAAAAAGAATGTTCCGAAAAGAGCCACAACACATCTTTCCGGAACACTCCGCTAATAAATTAGCAATTTCTTCTTGTCAGTTGTGGTTGACGCTGCAAATATACTACAAATTTTCTCTATTCCAAAACTTATCTAAGTCTTTTGGTAGAATTGGTTCTATTTTTTTCAGTAAATCTTCATAAATAGAAGTATATACCTTGTGAAATTTCAATCCATTCTTTATTTTAGCACACAACTTCTTTATTCCTCTAGGTTGTCGAGGATATATTTTACTGATTGTTAGTGGAGACATTTCCAACTTATAATGTAATATATAAAAAAGAAAAGCTCTAGCTGATATTACATCTTCTGTTCTTTCTTTATTTATAATCTGTTGTCCTGTTACTCCAAAATGTGAACAGATGATTTTCTCAATCTCTTCTATTTTATTTTCTACATCAATGTCTAATTTCATAGTGTACTATTATGGACACAAATGTACTAATTAGTACACTATTATCCAAATATATTCGGTAATATTTAATAATACGTTGATAAATAACATAATACAAGCACTAAAATACTGTATAGTATATCTTGTAGATAGTTTATAGATTAATTCCGTGATTCTAATGGTGGAATCTATAACTATTAAAAAGTAATATTTATGTCAGAAAATCGAACAGTGGTTTACACACCTGATGCAGGGAGTGGAAGCGGAAGTGGAATGATGGCTATGCTTGCTCCACTTTTGCAACAGAAGGGTATTGATCCTAACTTGTTAATGGCTTTGAATAGCAAAGGAAATGGAAACGGTTTTGGTGGAGATGGCTCATGGTTCTTATGGATTATCTTCTTGTTCTTCCTTTTCCCTCTTTTCGGTCGTAATGGTTGGGGTAATAATGGTTGTAACGATGGTGGAAATGGTGGCGGATATGGTGTCGCTGGTATTCCAAATTTGATTAACAATGATGCAGGAAGGGAATTACTAATGAGTGCTATTCAAGGAAATGGTCAGGCTATTAACACTTTAGCTACCAATTTGAATTGTTCGGTTGGACAAATTCAACAGTCTATTAATGGCGTTATGACACAAATTCAAGGTGTTGGTAATCAAGTGGGTATGTCAAGCCAACAAATTATCAATAGCATTCAATCTGGAAATTGTCAGATTGCACAGGCTATTGCAGATTGTTGCTGCAAGACACAGAATGCTATTACTACGCAAGGTTATGAAAATCAGTTGTCTATTTGCAATCAGACCAATACATTGGTTAACACTGCAAATCAGAACACTTTGGCTTTACGTGATGGAGCAACTGCTAATACGCAAGCTATCTTGTCTAAATTGGATGCTATGCAGAATCAGAACTTGCTTGATAAAATTGACAAGCTTCGTGAAGATAAGAGTACTTTGCTTGCTCAAATTTCTAACGATGCACAGACAAGAAATATTCAAGCTTTCCAAGCTCAAACTATTGCGCCTGTAAATGCTGCTCTTAGTGATTTAAGTGCTCGATTGGCTAAAATTGAATGTAAACAACCTGAAACAGTAACAATTCCTTACATTCCTGCTGCTGGTAACTATGTACCTGTTAACTATAGCGTACCAGTTAATATGAGTGTATCACCTTATAGTAACTGCGGCTGTTAAGTATTGGTATTAGATAAAGCGTTCTTTGACATGTTAGTAAGTTTTTTGTAATCGGATAAATACATCCATTGGAAACCTTTATGAGATTTAGCTTTCCCTTTACAGCAATCACAAATATGATGTTGGGAATATCCATCTCTTTGGGCTTCTGATTGAGAAGGATATATTTTAATAGAATTATCCTTATTTATTCTAACAACAGGTTTAGATAATGAATTGTTTTTTTGATTAATCTCTCTTTTTTTTATATTTAGTTTAGATATAGGATTTGACATATTCATTTTTTGAGTGCACCATCTTAAATTAGATACATTATTATTTTGAGGATTACAATCCAAATGGTCTACAATTGGATAACCTAGAGGATTAGGAATAAAAGCTTTTGCCACTAAACGATGAACTAACATCCTTTGTGTTATTCCATTCTTGTTTAAAAAGACAGAAGTGTATCCTCTCTTATCAAAAGAAAAAGAAAGCTCTTTTTGAGGAACTGTTCTAATCCTTTCCCCATATTGAATTTTTCTTTGAAGAGATAAAACTTTTCCATAAGAAGAAACACTATATTCTTTTTCATATCCATATATAGGAGCCCATTTTTCATTATCTGAATTATTATTATTGTTGATATTTCCCATACAAAATTCTTACTAATTGTTAAAGTCACATTCTTGTCTATCCCGATACAAAGATAGTAAAAATTTAAAGAAAGGAAAATTATTATGTATGGAAATCCTTTAAATCCGTTCAATCCGTATTGGTGGACAGGTGGTCCCGGTCCAGCTATTCCGACAAGACAACGTTCTTGTTTGAAACAACTCTGTATATTTGAGTTGCCGACAACAAATGTGGCTCTCTCGGAAACGACTGTGGATTATGGAATTGACAAATGTCTGTATAATCAACTTCCTTGTGAATGTTATGTAACGGTACAAATTAACCAAGCTGTTCCGGCAGGTGGAGAAGCGTTTCCTATAACGATTGCTATTCCAACTTCAAATAACAGCACAAATGTAGGAAGTTCTTCTTCTAATAATGGTGAAAGTAAGGTAAATGTTATAGACCATAATAGTTCCAATGTTATTGGTTCTGATATAACAAACTCTAAAGAGGTATTTGCTTTTATCAACAAACGAGAAGGAATTATACGTTTTGTTAATTTCCAAACGGGTGGCACAGCCCCTGCTCCTTCATCGGTAGCAAGTAAGTGAATCTATAGACGGGAGTAAAATCCCGTCTATGTAAAACAAATTAAAAGTTTATTATATGTTTTCATCAAGTAGACAAGGTGGTTTTATATATGTTCTTTCTAAAGGAGAAAGACCAACAGTTAAGATAGGACAGATTGAATCTGTAAGTTCACCTGTCCCTAAATATCCTACTTATAATCCGTCAGTACCTTATAGTCCTCAACCAGAAATGCTTATTGACATTAAGGTAAGATGTGGCGAGGAAGTTTTAGACTTTCAAAAATTACCAGCAAATGGTGAAATGTTTGCTTATCCAAATGTGATTGTTTCCGAAAAGAAAGAGGCTATCATTTCGGAAGTTGAAGCAATGATGCAAACTAGTAAGCAAATTGTAGAAAGCGTTCCATATCATAAGTCTGTTATAGAATCTTGTGATAGTATTTTAAAAGAACTAAATCCTCAATTTGCTAAAGAGAAGCAACAAGAAGATAGGATTAATTCATTGGAACAGGAGGTTAAATCCGTAAAAGATGGATTGGGAGATATAAAATCTCTTTTGATAGAAATGAATACGTCTAATAAACCCAAAACAACAAATTCTAAATAATAATATTATGGGAATGATTGAAATAATGGAAGGCGAAAGAAAAGGCGGATTAGGAAAAGCCTTTAAGGACTTCAAAGAGAGTCTTGAATGCCTAAAAGAAGATTTCGAAACCCTTTGGGACGAAATGGAATCAATGGGAGAACGTAGCGGACAAGGCGGTGGCTCCTATGGTAGTGGAAGTCGTGGTGGTAGCGGTTCTTATGGCAACCGTTATGACGAATACGAAGATGAAGAGATGATGGGCGAAAGACGGGGCAGACGCTCACGTTCACGCAGACGCTAGTATTAATTAGGGCACTATAATTTTTAGTGCCCTACAAACTTTTTAATTATGTATAAAGGAGCAAGTTTTGATTTGTATGATAATATACCGGAGGATATGAGAAAATATCTTCAATTCAACGGATTCAATTTCAGCGATAAAATGGCCGAGTTTGCAATATCCAAGATGAAAGATAAAGATGGTAATCCATATACGCCAGTCCCACGTGAAAAAGTAAAAGAATTGCTTACACGTTATGGCATTACCTTGGAGCTTGACAACGGTGCAAACAGTTGGTATGTCTGTAATATGTTAAAAAGCGATTATTGGGGAAGTGGAATATCAGATGAACAACATTTAGCTTTATCTATCAAAGACTATTTAGATGATAAAGATGCAAATGTAGGTTCAGAAAAACCATTTAGATATTTCTTTTCTATATGCTCTGGTAATGGGACAGTAATTCCTTGGAAAGAATGTCTCTAATCTGTTATTTCGACTTCATATTTCATTAAGGCATCATATACTTTTTTAGTAATTTTTCCTTCTTTGTAATATTTGTCCGCTAGTTCTTTGACATATTGTTCTTTAGCTGTTTTATAGGCATTAAAAGCTTCTTCCTTATCATCATAAGAACCTATAAATACCCTCTTTCTCCTTTTAGATAAACGAGCAACGTATTTATTGTTTTTAAGATTTACTCCAATTGGAGTACTACTTCTCTTATGTTTATTCAACAATAAGAGTTTGTTTATTTCTTGTGGTACAAAACAGCAAGTATCGGGTGAATACATTTTATTCCCTTTGATAAGAATGTCTTTGTCTATTTCGTATCCTTCTTTATAGCCATTGATGGGGTCGTCAAACCACTTCTTGAAGTTAGATAAATAAAGCCATTCTTCACAAACTGTACAATCTATATAAGATTGATTTTTTGTTTTCCATTTTTCATCGTAAATCCTTCTAATAATCTGAATCCAATGAGAATAGCAATCTGTACCATGAGCTAAATCAAGGTCATTAATGGCTACATTTTTAATCCTTGATTTATTGTAGTCATTAGCACATAGTTTGCATTTGTGACCCTTTAGATGGTCTAAAGGATACTGATAATAATCGCCATGCTTTTTGCAAGTTATTATTACTTTAGTTCTTTTGTTTATATAAACAGTTTTAGAATAATCATATTCGTCACCATGAACTGAAATGGCTTTTGAGATAAATTCATCAGTTGTTAATTTCTTCATATTATAAAAGGGAGACGCCCGCCTAAATGTGCATCTCAACTCACAAATAGACAGGCGTCATGTTTTAGAGGGTGATGTCTTTAATTGAGATGCTGACAACAATGCAAAGATACAAATAACTTTTTAAATTCAAATATTTATGGAAATAAAAACAATATATTTATCTAAATACGATTGGACTGTCACTATCTTTTATGATTATACTTGCAAATATTTTGAAGATGTAATAGAGGAATTAGAATATATCGAATGTGGAGAAGAGTCTCTTAAAAGAGCTTATAAAAATCTAACTACATGTGGATATAATAACGGACTTACATTTTCTAATCACTTAGCGCATAAAAGTGTAATTGTTATAGGTAGAACGAGCAGTGCAAAAGAGTTTGAAAAAACTTGGTCTCATGAATCAGGACACTTAGCAGACCATATATGCCTTACTTATGATATAAGCCCTCATGGTGAGGAAATACAATATTTAGGTGATTACATTATAGATAAGACATGGGATTCGGCAAAGAAATATTTATGTGATTGTTGTAGAATAAAGAAATGATAATATGAAAAACAAAGATTTCAAGAAAGCATTACAGAGTGATAAACCTATCAACTCTATGTTTGCACTTATTCCCGAAAAGCAAAAGAAGTCTTTTATGAAATTTGCTAAGCAATTTGGATTTACAGAAGAGAAAATAGAGCAACTTTTGAAGTCTGAAAGATGATAGCCTATGAAAACAAAAAGAGTAAAATATGATGCTGTTAAATTGGCAATCATACGTAAGAATTACATGATTAATGAGGCAATCAATGATTTAGTGAGAGATTTACCTCATTGTGATTTTGAGAAATTAAGATTTCAACTTACAAATGAAATTATGGAGTTGCAATCACTAAAAAGCGAAGGGGCTAAATAGCCCCTCTTCTCTAAAGTTTCAATACTTGTTTTCTTTGTCTTGATGATGAATAAGATACATGAATCCATGACTTTTTTTTTTCATCAATTAATTGGTCAAATGGTAAATTTAACTTTTGAATTAATTCAAATAATTTTTTATTTTCTTCTACTGAACCAACGTCTAAATCTGCTGCTTCTCCCTTTTGATGTTGGCTTGTAGGAACTCCACCTACTTCTTTATTTAATTCTACATTTCTGAAACCACTACTAACAATAATAGGTTTACCATACGCTTCTCTTAAAGGGTCTAAGACTTTATTAATCAACGCCTCTAAGTTTCGTTTTTGCTCATCATTAGGAATATTTTTTATCCCTTTTGCATCGGCTGTATTTGACCGACATAATTCTTCAATGCTAAAATACTTCCCCATGTTTAATCTTTATTTTCATTACGTGTGTTATATTTCTTCAATGCAAGTTCGCTTATATTATTATCTTTGATATATTGATTGCGTCTTTTTAGAGCATCTTCTAATGTTCTAAACATGCCGACATCAATACTTTTAGCACCGTAATATACACGAACCTTATACCTTATCGGATTTTTAAGGCGAGGTATTATTTTGCGGTAGATCCATTTATGTCCTGTATTACTCATTTCTTAAACAACAATTTTAATTCTTCAACACTAGCCTTATGATAATAATCTTTATCATTATCTTTGGGTGGATACAAAAATTCGATTCCTGATAATCCTCCTTCTAATTCGTTATCATGATATATACCCCAATCTCCTTTACTGTTAGTAAAGACTTGTCTGTCATCGGTATCATCTCGGAGTGCAGCAATAAAATAGAATAAGTTTTCATTTTCACCGCAATCAATATCATTTTCTTCCCTTTCTGATAAAAAACGTTTCAATTCGTCCTCTAATGAAAGATTATAACACTCATCAGGATAACCAATGCCATGAATAGATTGGGTAGGAATACATATATGAATCCATACAGCTCTATCAAAATAACAGCAAGGACAAATATGATAACCAAGTTCCTTTAGTTTATCTAATATTTTCTTGTTGTTTGCTCTTAAAAAAGCTTTTTGAATAAATCCCATATCTATTTCCTCCCTGTACTACCTATTCCGTTTAAACCTCTTTCTTTTTCATTTAGCTTTTCAACTTCTACAAAGTCTATTTTAGGAGTTAACCCAATCTTCAACTGGGCTACTCTATCTCCTACTGAATATCGTTGTAAATTTGTTAATACGTGATAGAAGATAGCGCATATCTCATTAGTGTAGCCTTCATCCACTGTACCGACAGAGTTAGTCATAATCATCCCTGTCTTCCAAATACTGCTTCTTGGTCTTATATCAATGGATAATACATATCCGCCTTTCCGCATAGCCTTAATATAGTCTTCATCTATTTGGAAAGCTAATCCCAGTCCGTACTTATACACATTTGGTGCTATCTCTTCGCATGAAGTAGCATATAGGTCATAACAAAAATCGTCATCGTAATGTTTTACTGGAATCTTTGCATCAGGATGCGTTTTCTTAAATTTTACTTTCATCTTCTTTATCGTTTAATTGTTGAGCTTTAATAATACATTCACCAATAATGTTTGGATTTTGGTATGCGTCTACAAGATTCTTATATGCTTCTACACATTCAGAGCTATCATTGTAGTTTATATCTTCCGATTTCCTAAACACCCATTTTACAAGGTTGTTTATAATGTCCAATAATTCTTTCTGCTTATAATGTCTTAGAGCAATCGAATCTTCCGCAAATTTAATACATTCTTTTATTCTATTTGATATTTCGGTGATAGAAAGTTTAGTCATTGATCGAGCAACTTCTACCAATGATGCAAAGTATGGATTTTCGACACCTTTTATTGTAGATAGATAATTCTCCAATGCCTGTTGATATTTAAGTAAAAGTGGCTTTGTGTAAAGGTCTAAACTATCGTTAAAGTCTACATAAACTGTTCCACTGGAAATAGTCAGGTTATTAACTTCCTTTTGATACCAATTTACCCTTTTCTTTGCGGCATAAAATAGTTTCTTGGTTTCTTTATCTTTATTTTTAATTGATGGTTCAATATCCAAAACGCAACAGTTGCACATTTCATTTAGAGCCATTACCTGATAAACACTTACTAGCAATATTTGGTTAGGCTTCATTGGTACTTCCTCCGGCTCTTCAAACTCTTCGGGATGCGCTTCTTCATACGACTTGCCAAATAAGTAGAAGTCAAGTGATACTGGATCATTAGGGCATATTGTTTTAGCCCACTCTGTAGCTTGAATAACCATTTTCATATCATTGCTCTTCCTCTTGATTGCCCCGATTTTTCTTAGCGTATTAAGGGAATGAACATCAAGCGGAAGAAGAAGTTTTGATTGGTCCAATGACTTCCATATTCCTACATCTATTGGACTATTCTGCCGGACTAGCCAACGAAGCATAAGGTTGAGCCTTTTGCAGCATGAAGATGTATTTTTAGGAAATCCATTTATACCATCAAAGAAAGAAACGATGCTTTCAAGATAACTTATATTCTCATTTATTGATTTATTATAAATAGCAGTTTCTAAATCCACGTTTATTGTATAAAAACCAAATAGGCGTTTACATATCGTATAAAAATCATCCCATTTTAGCATACGATACCAACAAACATCACCCTTTTCCCAATGCTTGTTTTTTATATACCTGTATGGAGATTCTCCCATAATAGCCAATGTCTTTTCGCAAGCTTTATAGATTTGTTGACGGTTGCCGAAAGCTAGGGTAGAACAGATTACTGCTGCGACTTCAATATCTCGCTTATCTTTATACTTCCAAAGGAAAGAAACAGGATCTTTCTCGAAAAATTTTCTATCTTCGTATTTTGATGTAAGTTCTTTAAAATTCTCCATATTCATTTAGTTATTGAATAAAATTCTTTCTTTAAATCCAGGCAATGAATTTTTTCATGGCATGTTTCACATAAAACTATCAAGTCTTTATCTTTATATTCCCAAGCCATTTTACCTTTTATATACCTTAGGTGATGAATCTGTAAATTTGAGGTAGAACCGCATTTACTGCATTTTGCTCCTTTCTTTTTAAGAATTTGCAAACGTCTATCAAGCCATCTCTTGTCCTTCAACTGCTCATTATAAGAAGGGTTTCTTTCAACTTTAAAAGTATGAGTTGATATAATTCTCTTCTTTCTTTTTTTACATTGTTTTTTTAGGATATATATAAGCTTTATAATCATCATTTAAAGCATGCTTCTTTATCCATTCTATTTGTTCTTTAGTATATTTAGTATTAACTTTCATAATAGATGTATTAATCAATATTCCAAGAGCTTGAATTTAGCAGAAAGAGTGTAAATCCCCTTTAGAGAAAGAAATAAATTTCCCCAAAATCAAATTTACACATGAAGTTATCCAAATTCTAACAACATTCCTGTCGCCATCATTCCCTTCAATCGTGGCAGATTACTAATATAGATGAATCTACTTTTAGAACTTATGTGTCTATACCACATGCACGCTACTGTTCCAAATCCCCTGCTGCCTAAACGTGCGCTTTACTCTTGGCGAAAGACTTATTAATCGAGGTTTCTAGCCGATACAAAAATAAGCCGTATTAGAAAAATCCAATACGGCATAAAAAATCCGTACTGTCAAGGTAGTGAGAACAGTACGGATTTAAGAATATATTTTTGTTACTTAAAAAAAAGTCTATTAATATGTCCGTATTAGCTCACTACTTCTAATACATCGGCAAATATCCGAATAATATTTCATACTACCAAATTTATTCGTCTCTTTTTTCATTTTCTTTATTTTCAATAATAATAATATGGCTATGTCCTTTCCCTGCCGACCAGCTATCTCCTTTAATGACTGTATAATCTTTAAGAGAGTTTTCTGCGCATTTAACAAAGTCATCGACTCCATCAAAGATTAATGGTTCTTTATTCTCTAATTTTTTCTTTGGTCTATTTAAGAACTTATAAGTTTTATCTCCAAGATAAGTTAAGACACGACCGATAAACAGTCCTATAATGAATGCCAAAAAGTTTCCTATTGTCATCATTCTACGTAAAAAGTATAACAATTATTGAAAATTTTCTTAACTAACTCCATCGAGTTTTCTCCATACCAATTTGGCACATTGTTTACAATAGCAAACATCCTTCCCCCTCCCATGTAGTATTTATTTAAGAATTCTCCTGTTGTACATCTATATATATCGCAATTAGGAGCTTTAAACATTTCTTTCCCATCTATTTCTATAGGAGATATAGCTATGTATTTCTTATGTTCAGTGAAGAAATAGCATTGAGGATTGTAAGCTGCTCCGAAATCGAATACAGTATAGTTCTTTGGTATTATTTTGGATAGATAATAATATGGTTCTAAAAAACCAATAAAACTATTATCTATACCACAACATTCTTGTCTGAATACTCTATCTTTTTCTTCTTTGGGAATTAAGGATAAAGTATAGTTTATTAATTCTTGTCCCGTCATTTCTTCTCCTTTCTTTTTCTACGTTTCTCTATTATTTCATTAAAGGCTTTCTCTATTTTTCTAAAAGTACCTCTAAACCTCATCGTATCAACATGTTTCGTTTTACCATTCCATAAACAATATTCACTGCTTTCGTTAATTAACCATTTTACTCCTCTGCTGTGAATCATTCTTTTCTCATGAAATACATCAAATACTTTACATGAGAATATACTGTAATCATAGCATTTCATCCTTAGCCAATAATTATGATGATATAAATAAGCTAAAACAGATAATATATCTTCTTTTTCATAAGGATAACGAGGACTTGGGAAGTACCTTAGGGAATCTTGTAGTTTTATATAACTATCAATTAAAGAATTAGATATATCATCCTCTGTGTGCATTAATTCGCTAGGATTTACATCTCTGTTAAATAACATTCTTATCATGTCTGCCGCTTGTTCGCATGATTTATAATCTTTTGAGTATTTAAGATATTTCATTGCAGCCTTTTCAGTTTCTACTTCTTGATAATATTTAAAACTTTCTATGATAAGCATAACAATTTCTATCCTATATAAGGCTTCTCCCCATCTTACTCCCCAATTACTCCTATCTGTTTTCATATTGTTATAACGATTTTAGAAGTTCCTCTTTTGTAGAATATAAAAATGTTTCAGATAACCATATATTACCTCCATTAAATACGTATTGAATATACATATTATCTACATCTATTCGTATATTTTCAACTTTATTTGATACACATTTATTGTCATGCATAAACCAAACTGTATCTCCAATATCATATTTTGTACTTATTGTCATAAAACTACATCTTTAACTGATTAATAATATCTTTTATTTCTTCCGAGTTGATATGTCCTCTTCCTTTTGGTTGAAGGAGCATATCTGCAAACAAGTCGGCTACAACGTTATTGATAAATTCTTGAAGTAAATGCTTGGCTAAATAATCATCATCGTTTATTTTTTCTATGTGTGATATTATCTTGGTAAGCATTTCATTGTTTTCTTTCGTTAGCCGAAGAAGCTCATTTATCTGTTCATCACTCATGGCATTAATTCAGATAATTGTTCGTGGGTAAATTTGATAATTTCGGTTTCATATAGATCATAACCGGAATCATAAACTTTAACATTAATGAAATTTGGGTAAAAAACTATTCGTACAAGACTTGCATATTCGCCAAAAGAAGATTTAGCCTTTACTTCACTTTTAATATTATTCCAAATATAATCTTCAATGTCTAGTAGTCTTTCCTGTAAAACATGAGCTTCATTTGCCAAAAGCTTTATTTCTTTCTCTTTCATAATCCTTAATTTATTCGTACATATTTCCCTGCAATATTACAAGTTCTTAATATTTCGGCATTATTTTCTCCAAAGGCTATTAGGACGCTTCCACAACCGGGAGTCCCAGTTTGGTTTCCATCAGGAGTAAAAAACTTAATTCTACCTTTTATAAAGAGCATAGCCTTAGCTGTGTAAAATATATGTTCTTGGAATATCTTTGTATCACAACGATTGAAAGTCAACAATATACCATTATCATGTTCAATCATTCTTTTTATGAATTTATCGAATAAAGGCTTTGAATAAGGTGGATTAAGCCAAACACGACCTTCCCATTTCCGAGATAATCCATCTATATTCTTGTCGTACATCACAACAGCCGTCCTCCACAATGGATTTAAAGGTGCGCATGGATCTAAATCGAACTTTCCCAATGCGTCTATAATTTCCTTTGGCGTGTACCATTCATCGGTGGTATTAGCCGTTTTTTCAAAGCTTGTATTCATTGCTATTTACCTCCAATTATTTTATAATCGCAAACGTCATCTTTCAATATTAACCCATTGCTTTGAACGGTAGAATACAAATGGATTATAACCTGCGTATCATCTCTGTTGTCGATATAAACTTCTTGCCAAAGCTTTGCTATTTGTTTCATTGTTTTTTCCAGCTTGTCTTTGCCTATATCTCCATATCCGATCCATTGTTTTTGTTCTAACAAAGAGATATGTTCGTCTTTCGCCCAATGATAAGCGGATGCTTCTAATATATAAATATTTTTATTTTCCATATTTTTCTTTAATTTGCTCCAAAGTTATTCTCATACCTTCTTGTAATCCTTTCGAATAGGCATCTTGTCTTTCTCCAAAATTCCAAAGTATATATGTAATAAGAAGTAGAATCATACATACTACTCTATGCCACATCGGTAGTTTGATACTAAATGGAGATAAATTTATCTCCATGTGTCCAACAAAGGCAGCAACTATTACAAAGGCTATAATCATTAATATTAAATCTTTCATACTTTATTATTTTTTATTACTTGCTAAGTAATCTTCTTCTGACATTTCAAAGATACCTGTAATTACCACATCACTGTATTCTTTTGTAATTTCTATATAGTGTTCAACTTCCCGTATAGACAGATCACCCATAACAGTGTATAATTGTCTCCCATATACATATTCATTATGTTTGATAGCTATGTAAGGGAATAAAAAGAATCTTGTTTTATCTATTTTCATCTCCTATATATATTAATTGTTTCCCCCATAACTTGATTGTTTGCACCTTACCTTTTTTTATAAGATCATAAACCCATCTACGCTTAATCCCTTTTAAAAAAGCGTATGTGTCAATAGTAACCCATTTGTCAGTATCTATCATCATAAGTTTTTCCTCCTTAAATATTCACAAATTAAAGTCGCATCTACTTTGTTATCATCAATATTACTACATCTATCGGTTCGTCTAAAATCCAATTCAGGGAAAAGACGTTTTGCGGCATTGATTGATGTTGCTTTAGTATTCACTTCTTTCTTGTTAATCTCTTTATTTTTGAGTTTTACTTTCTTATATGTTATTACCATATCACTGTTTTGCCAAAGGCTTCCCTGCCATGTTTTGGGAGCAATCAAATGATAAGGTATTTTATGAGCTATAAGCAAAGCTTGTAATTTCCCATATATCTCTCCAAAAGAGAATGTCGCTTTTGCACTACTACCAAATATAGCATGAACACATTCAAGTCCTGCTACTATGTTTGGATATTTAGACTTTAGATATTCAAGCATATCTGATATTTGGTAAAAATCATTATCCTTTAAACTCATGTGAGTCCATTCTCCATTTACTTGTATCGCAAGATAACCCAAAGCACCGGGGTCTATCCCCTGTCTCTTATACACATCTGACGCTGCCGACGAAGCTAGAAGTGTAG